GAAGTGTTATGATGGCTATGGGTGGTGGTATTGATATCACTACATCATCTGATGCTGAGAATGTTAATCTCAGAACTTTGTTGGATGCAGCAGGTTTTGATAATGACACACCAACAATTATTAACTATAGGTTAAACTCTGGTGTTACTGTAACATCTGCTGCTTCTACAGGAACAGCAACTCCTGCATGGCAGACAGGTACTATTGGAAGTATACATACAGTACTAATTTATATTAGTGGTGCTATTAAAGGTTATGGTGGTACTGGTGGTGCTAGGGGAGATGCTAGTAATCAAGCAAGTGCTAATCATGGTGGTAATGGTGGTGCTGGTGGTGATGCTATGTCATTTGCTTGTAATGCTACTCTTATCGTAAACTCTGGTGGCTCTGTCCTCGCAGGTGGCGGTGGTGGCGGCGGTGGAGGTGGTGCTAATGATGAAGATGATAATGAAACAGCAGCGGCTTTTGGCGGTCTTGGTGGTAATGGTGCTGGTACTAATGCTGCTACAAATGGTGGTCCTGCAGTAACTGATGACGGAGGTGCTGTAGTTGCAACTTCAGGTGCTGGTGGTAATGGTGGTGATTATGGTGCAGCAGGAAGTAATGGTGCTAATGCGTCACAAGGAGAGACAAGAGGTAATGGTGGTACTGGTGGTGCTGCAGGATATGCAGTTAGAAAAAATTCTAATACAGTAACAACTACAGACAATGGTACAATTACAGGTACACAAGGATAATTAAAATGTTATGGATATTATATCAGGAGATGTTAAATGGCAAGTACATACACAACTAATTTAAGGCTGACTAAGCAGGGTGATGGAGACAACCCTAATAGTTGGGGTCAGGTTCTAAATGATGGTGTCATTAGTCTTGCTGATGAAGCAATAGCAGGTTATACTACTGTATCTATTGGTAGTGCTGCAACAGTAAATTTAACAGCTAACGATGGTGCTGATGATCAATCACGATCTGCTTTCTTAGAAATCAAAGGATCAGTAGGAGGAGTAGCAACTTCAATCTTTCTTGTTGTACCTAGCAATACTAAATCATATTCTATATTAAATAAAGTATCTGCTAATGCTGATAGCAATGTAGTCATGATGCGAGTAGCAGGTAATACTGGTGTTACTTTAGGAAGGTCTTCTACTACATTTCAACATGTAGTCTGTGATGGAACTTCAGTAAGAAGTGCTAATCTTTTACCTAATAATGTTTGTATAGCTGATAATTTATTTGTAGGTAATAATGCTCAAATAGCAGGTACTGTAACAGTGGCAGGAGCAGGTACTTTTAAAGCTGCTGTATCTGTAGAAGGTGCGGCTAAGTTTGCTTCAACGGTTACTGTATCAGGAGCAGCTAATTTTAAAAGTACTGTGACAGTAGAAGGCGCACAAGTTAATAAAAGTACAATACTTCTTGAAGGAGCCGTATCACTTGATGATGCACCTGTACACCAAACAATAACAACGATTGCAGATGCAGCAAGTATTGTAATGAATATGGCAACCAACAATCAATTCTTAGTAACTCTAGGTGGTGATAGAACATTAGCAGCCCCTACTAATTTAACAGTAGGACAGACAGGACATATCTATTGTATTCAAAATTCTGGAGGAGGTCATACTCTAGGCTATAATTCTGTATTTCAATTTGCAGGAGGTTCTGATCCAGTTGTAACACCTGCGGGAGGAGCAGTAAACTTATTAGTATTCTCTGTAAGAGCTACTGATAAAGTTGATGCAGTAATGGTAAACGATCTTAAATAGGTAAGTATTAATGACTACGCTATCTAAAATTAAACTGAAGCAAGGTCTTCATAGAGAGTCTACTCAATATGAAGAAGAAGGCAAATGGTATGATGGAAACCATGTGCGCTTTCGTTCAGGTAAACCTGAGAATATGCGTGGATATGAAACTAAAGTAAGTACTGCATTTGAGGGAAGTGCTAGAGATTTAATTACGTACCAAAGCGGAAATAATAAAAAGAGGGCTGTCTTTGGTACACCTGATAGGCTTTATGAACATGATGGTGATAGAGTTGTAGATATAACACCAATTACAACAGCCGTTACTTTAGCAAATGTTTTTGGTACTTCTTCTGGTAGCACTAGAGTATGTTGCTCAGATGCTGCACATGGTAGAGTTGTTGGAGATTATGTTTATTTTACTTCATCAGCAGCATTTAATAATGTTAGTCTACAGGGTAATACCTATGAAGTTGTATCAGTAGATAGTGCCGCTGTATTTACAATTTCTGTAACAGATGCTGCTAATGCTACAGCAAGTGATACAGGGTCAGCTACATTTAATTATTTAATACCTACAGGTAATTCAATAGCCGTTGGTGGTACAGGTTTTGGTGCAGCAGAATATAATGCAGCAGAGCCTACTTCGGTTGGTATTAGTAAAATTACTGCAACAGGAAGTAATACTCTGGTAACAGTATCTTGTGCAGCAGCACATGGAGGAGCGGCTAATGATACTGTATTTTTTATACCAAGTAATAATTCTGTTGTTCCTGCAACAGTAGGTGGTAATTTAATTTTAACAAAATCTTCTTTAAATGGTGTTGCTGTTGGAGGACCAGAGTTTACTATTGTATCTATAAATGGTACGCAACTTATTTTTAATGTTGAAACAGCAGCATCTGCATCAGGAGATGTTACATCTAATATTAATATGACTGCTCGTATTTATCCACAAGAAGCTGGAGGAGCAGCAGCCACACAAAGAGCATGGAATGAAGCAGCAAGTGCAGATGCTACTGATATTGTTTTTGATATAACACAATGGAGTCTTGACAATTGGGGCGATGATGTTGTAGCAAATAGAAATGGAAGTAATATATATTATTTTGAAAGTGATGCTTCTACTGTACCTGTTAGAGCTACATCTATAACAACTTCTCCTATTAGTGTCAACTCAATTGTTGTATCACCTAACGATAGACACCTAATAGCCTTGGGAGCCAATGAGTATTCTCCTACTGCTACTGTAAGTGGTACATTTAATCCAATGCTGGTACGTTGGTCAGACCAAGATGACCGTACTAATTGGGTTCCTTCAGTTAGCTCTACATCTGGTGAGGTAGTCCTGACTGATGGTACTAGGATTGTAGGGGGTGTACGTTCAAGAACTGCTATTAATATATGGACAGATAATGCTCTTTGGTTAATGCAGTTTGCAGGACCGCCATTTACATTTAAGTTTACACAGGCTGGTACAAACTGTGGTATGATTGCACCACATGCAGCAGTAGATTATAATGGTATCACATATTGGATGGGGTATGATAATTTTTATAGATATGATGGTTCTGTAAGAGCATTGGATTGTACAGTTAAAAAATATATATTTGATAGACTTAATGTAAAATATAAAGATAAAGTATTTACAGGTATTAATTCAGAGTTTAAAGAAATTATATGGCTCTATGCTTCAGATGAGTCGGGCGTTACAGATTGTGATAGTTATGTAATATTTTCACCTGAGAATAATTACTGGACTTATGGTACAGGTATCTTTACAACATATGCAGACCAACAAGTATTTGGTAATACAATTACTACAGGTGTTTCTTCAAGCGAAAGTAGATTATATAATAATGAACCACCAGATTATTTTACTGCTAATAATAATCCAATTGTATCCTATATAGAATCTGCTAACTTTGATGTAGATGATGGTAATCAAATATTATATATGAATAAATTAATACCTGACTTTGATTTAAGTACAGGTAAATTACGAGTTAAAATTATAACTCAAAAATATCCTGAAAGTAGTGAAAAAATTACAAAAGATTTTGATGTAACACAGCTAACAGATAAAGTTAATTTTAGAGCAAGAGGAAGGCAAGCAAAGATTAGGGTATCTTGTAGTTCACAGAATGCAAGTTGGCAATGGGGAGCAGTTAGAATTGGGTTTCAGCCTGATGGGGAAAGATAATGGCAAGATACCCAACATTTCCAACAAACTTTAATGGTATAAGTACTGATGAATTAAGAGAGTTGTACAATACAATAGAGAGTTGGTCAGCATTATTAGTATCTGAGTTAGATAGTAGAGATGTAGATGTTGATGCAGCCCCGTCTACAAATATTTATACGGTAGTTACAGTAACAAGTATAGGAAGACCACGTAAGGGAGATATAGCATATTCGGCAAGTAGCGGTAAATATAAAGGATATGTTAGTCTTGGAGCAGAAACATCTTGGCAGAATTTAAACTAATGAAAAAAATGTCACCAGAAGAATATTATGATTTAATTAATAATAGCACCTATGTTAGTAATCTTAATCAAGGTAATGTTATTGACCCTACTAGATATTTATTAACACAGAAGATGGAAACATTTAAAAAATTAAAACCTACTGAAGACCCTAACTTTATGGCAGAGCAAACACAAATACAATCGAACTATGGAAGAATGAATAATGGCAGTACAAAATAGTCCTCTTGGAGATTTATCAGCTATGAGAAATATAGCAATGCAAAGACAAGCTATGGGTGTACCTTCACCTCAAGGTGGTGGTATGCCTCCTGCAATGCCTGAACAACCTCCTATGATGCCTGAACAACCTCCTATGATGCCTGAACAACCTCCTGTAATGCCACAACAACCACCTATGCCACAGCAAGTACTACCAGAACAAAATCTTAATAAAGTTTTTAAAACGCCTCTTCCAGATGGTGATACATTAGAAACTAAAATTTTAGGAGACTTGCTTGAAAGAGCAAAGATTAATACAGCTTCTGATATGCCATCACAAGGTTTATCAATGGCTGCAGCACCAGAATTAATGAATGCAATGCAAAACAAAGTTAAAGCAGCGCAAGGTGGTGGTTTAATGAGACTTGCAGTAGATGATGGATTTTCTGGACAGGTACAAGGTAAAGGTCATGGTATGCAAGATAATGTATATATGCCAATAGTAGAAAGACAAGCAGGAAGTCAGATAGGTACACTAGCTGTCAGTCCTGATGAATATGTAGTTGATGCTCATACCATGTCAGCACTTGGTAATGGTAGCGCAGATGCAGGAGCAGATGTTATGGATAAAGTAGTAGATAGTGTACGAGAAAAAGCATTTGGTACAGACCAACAACCGAATCAAATTAATGGATTGGCAGCACTTAGACCAATGATGGAAAGGGTATAATAATGAGTATTTTATCATCACTGTTTAGTTTTGGAGATAAACCAACAACTTCAACAACAACATATAGGCCAACAATTCCAGAAGAATTAAAGCCTTATGTTAAAGAAATTTTAGAAGACCAGAAAATTCTTTATCAACAAAGGATGGATGAAGGTTATAATCCTTATACAGGTGAGACTATTGCTCCTCTTACGCCTGAACAAATAGCTGCTCAAGAAGGATTGAAGTCTCTTGTTGGTACTCAAGCCCCATTACAACAAGAAGCTCTTAATCTTGCTAGAGGTGCTACTGAAGAATTTACTGCTGATACTGCAAAAAAATATATGTCACCTTATCTTAGAGCTTCTCTTGATGCACAGAAAGCTGAAGCACAAAGGCAATATGAAAGAAATAAGGTTCCTCAATTTGAAGCAGAAGCTGTTAGAGCAGGTGGTATGTCTGGTCTTGGAACAAGGGCTGCTGTAGAAGCTGCTGAGAGAGCTACAGGACAACAAAGATTACTGGCTGATATTGAAGCTAAAGGACAACAAAAAGCTTTTGAAGCAGCACAGCAACAATTTGAAAATCAACAAGCTAGAGAGCGTCAAGCGGCTTCACAAATCTCTACGGCTGCACCTCAGATATTTAAATCTGGTGTAGCAGAGCAAGGTTTATTACAAACTATTGGAGAGGATAAACGTAAGTTAGGACAATCTGCATTGGATGAAGCATATGCTAGATACATTGAACAACAACAATTTCCTGAAACACAACTTGCTCGTTATCAATCAGCTATATATGGTAATCCATTATTAAAGCAAAAAAGTGGTACAGTTACTGGAACACAAGCAGGTGGTGGACCTGGCCTTGGTAAAACTTTATTAGGACTTGGTACAACTGCATTAGGTTTTGGAACTGGTGGAGGAAATACTATTGGTGGAACTTTATTTGGAAATATGTTTGGAAAAGCAGGTGGTGGTAGAGTAACTGAAGGACTTACTGCAACCATGCAAGCTCGTCCCTATGTAAACTACATGCGTAGAAATATGGGTGGACAAATTGTACCACCTGTAGTATATAGGCAAACTGGTAGTGTAATTCCAAATCTTCCACAAGATACTTATAAAGATATAGAGTTAGGACCAATACCAGAAAAAGGAAAACAAGAAGGAGAATTTATAGACTATAGAAAAAGAATAAGAGAAGCAGAAAGAGGAGGTCTAGGAAGACTTGCACCCCTTAGAAAAGACCCTATGGTTGAAGCATATGGAGATGAAGGATTTGCATCCAGTAAAGGTTTATCTGACCTTCAAAGAAAAAAAGCAATTAGAGCAGCGCAGTTAAATCCAGCTAGACCTATGTTAGAAGAAAGTAAAAAAATTAGAAAAAAAGAACTTGATGCTTTGCAAGGAATGTTACCAACTGATGCTGAAAAAAGAAAATCTATAGAATTATATGGTTCTGAAGGTGGTGATGATACAGCTAATACTAAGAGAATATTGGAAAATTTAAAAATTGACCGTACTCCAATACCTGCTGAGACTACTACTAAAAAAGAAAGTACTATTGGAGGTTTAACTCAAAAAGATGTAGCCAAAGGAGCAAGAGAAAATATTGAGGGTAAAGCAAAAGCACTTGGCGAACAAGCTGTAAAATCAGGTGCGCTTTCTAAAGCTGTTGTAGATAAAGCACGAAAAAGAAATCAAAGTCTTTTTGATAAAATTGAAAAACGTATTGGCGATAATCCATATAAATTACAAAAGTTTTGGTTTACAGTTGGTGCAAACATTATGAAAAAAGGTAATGCCTTTGCTAATCTTGCAGATGGATTACGAATAGCTGTTAATGAGTTAGATGTAGATAGAAAAGAAAAAGATAAACTACTAAATGAACTAGATACAAATAGAGTAGATACTGAAAATGAACTTGATAAAACTAAACTTGCTAGTGATTTAAAAGTTCTTGGCATTACTACAAAACAGAAAAAACTTTTAGCTGGGAAAACTGCGGCTGAACAAAAAGCAATGCTAGACCTTATGAAAGCAGGAGCTACTTTTAAAACTGCAGAAGCAGCGGTTATAAGAGCAGAAGCAGCAAAAATAAAAGCAGGTATACCTGATAGTCCTGAAACAAGTGACTTTAAAAATTTAGATACTATGTTTGTAAATGCTTTTTCAAGTGTTAAACCTGTATTTGGTATAGATGGTTCACCTATGGGTAAAAAAGACTTACAATTTAAATCAAAAGTAATGACTGATGCTGGTGATATTTTAAATGGTACTAAAGAATATCGTGGGCAAACAGGAGCAGCGGCAGCTAATGCTTTTATGCAATATCAAGCTAGTCTCTTGGCTAGAAAAAAATAAAAATAATTAGGAATTAAAATGGTAACTAATGTAGGCATACCTGAAGTAGGTAATCCTTTTGAAGAAGTATATCAAAATACTGAAAATAATTCTTCTTTAAATAGTTCAAAAAAATCAACTTTAGAAGTAGGCAATCCTGTTGAAGAAATATATGGAAGTTCAACTAAAGAACCTACAGAAGTTAAAGTAGATGAAACTCTAACGACAGACTCGTTAGATAAGAATGAAGTATGGCTTGATTCTGCCAAGAAAATCTATGAAGATGAGACAGGTAAAACATTTGACCCTGATGAAGCTGGCTATGATAATATTTCAGAATGGTTTAAGAATAGGCACTCTAAATATGACTATAATATGGTTAATTTGATTCAGACAGGTTTTAGTGTTGGAGACAAAAGTGATGAAGTAAAAAAAGCTTGGCTTGAATCTATGGATTTATATGACCAAGCAGATGGTGATGCAGGTGATTTTTTTAGAGCAGTAAAAAATCTTGCATTAGACCCAACAACTATTGCTTCTATTATTGCATCAATACCTTCTCTTGGAGGGAGTATTGCTACTAAACTAGGTGGAAGAGCGGCTGCTGTAGCTGCTAAAGTTTCTTTCAAAGAAAATCTTAGAAAAGAATTAAAAGGTAAGGTAAGTAAAGAGACTATTGAAGAGGTCTTAAAAACTAAAGGCTCTAAAGATATATTGGCAGAGACTTTAAAGACTGCTAGAAATAGGGCTGCAGCTAAAACAATGGGATATAAAGCTATACCTGCTGTACCTACAGGTGCTGCATATATGAGTGCTACAGATATAGCAATGCAAGAGATGGAGATTAACGCACAAACTCCAGAAACTATTGCTGAACAGTATGGTATATCTCTTGAAGAAGCTGAACAAAAATTACAAGAAATAAAAGATGAGGGCTATGATTTAAAACGTCTAGCATTAATGGCAGGACTTGGTGGTGTTACTGGTTTTGCTTTAGGTAGTTTACCTAACTATGTAGGTGGTAAACTTGGTATGGCTAAAGCTTTAGGTAAAAGTAAAGAAGGTGCTGAAGATTTAGTTGATATTCAATATAGTCCTAAAGATTCACCTCATTTAAGTATTAGAGAAACAATGCCAAGAGCTAAGTTAAATGCTTTGTATGAAACTGGAGATATTGAAGTAATACAGTTTAAAAATGTAAAAGAAATTATTCCACCTTCTTCTCGTAATAATATAAATATAGATAGTGAACAAATTCTTGAACGTGTTACGCCAGGTGGTCGCGTTGCACAAACACTAAGAAGAAAGATAACTGAAGTTTTAGGAGAAACTGGTGCTAAAAGACTTGGTAAAATAAATACCCAACTTGGTAGAGCTATTACATCTACTGCTGCATTACCTTCTTTTCTTGCTAGGTCTGCTAGACGTAGAAGTAATGTTGTACGGGCTGCTGATGTTAAAATAGAAGCTGCTATAAAAAGTTTAAAAGATATACAACAAAAAGAAAATATTTCTATAAATGCTATTACTAAATTTATAAATGAAAATGATGACTCTTTATTACGTACTGAGTCAGGTAAAACTGAAACTTTAACTAAACTACAAGAAATTAAAAAATCTATTTTTGAAAATCAAGAAGCTATTAATACTAATCTTGGTAAAAAAACAGATGATGAATTACTAGAAGAAGCTAGAAATCGTTTAGAAGACCCTAGATTTAGAGGCGTAACAGGATTAGATATAGGTCAACTTGATAAAGTATTTAAAGATTTACGTAGAAAAGAAAATAAAATAGGTGTAGCTTTTAATGAAGATGGTGGATATTATTTTAGAACTTTTGAAGCATCACATAATCCAAAGTATTTAAAAGAAATAGAAAAAGCTCTTAGTGATAGAGGTGTTGCTAAAGCAGACTTTATTACAAAAGTAGATGACTTTAGAAGTTTTATAACTAAACAAGATGCTTTTAAAAATATGTCTTCAGAAGAACTAGATTCTCATATTCATACTCTTGTGCAAAGATTATCAAAAGATGATACGACTATTTTTGATGAACCTTCTTTACTTATAAAAGAAATATTTGGAGATGCTGTAAAAACTAATAGTGCAAAAATAGGAAAGAGGAAAGAACTAGATGATTCTATTCTTAATTTATTAGGTGAGGTAACAGACCCATTTGAAAAGTTAACCAAGACCCTTACCAAACAAAACAAAATACTTGGAGAAGTAGAATATCTTAGTGATGTAAATAAATTTTTTGAAACTATTCTTGCAAAAAACTCAGATGTTAATTTAGAATTAGGTGGATTAGTTAATGCTATACCTACACATACAGCAAGAATACAAAGGACAGCATTTCCAAAAGGTGTTAATCTAAGAGAATTTTATAAAAAAATATTAAGTGATACTCAATATAAAACACTAACAAAAGATTCTGATAATGTTTTAAAAGATATTTGGGTTAGCCCTGAGATGTCAAAACTTATTGAAGATGGTGTTGATAATATATTTCCACAAGGAGGTGGTAGTGCTATATGGAGAGGTATACAGCAAGCAGCAGCCTTTGGACAATCTACGCAAACTGTTTTAGACTTACCTGCCTATGCTATTAACGCTTATGGTGCTGTACAAAACTTAATAGCATCAGGATATTTATTAAATCCTGCGGCATGGGGAGCAATGAGAAAGTCTCTTAGAGCAATGAGAAAGGGTGTTAGAAGTGAAGACCCTGAAGTAATGGAAAAAGTTGCTAGGTTAAAAAGAGATGGTGTTATTGATAGTGACCTTACATCAGAAATGATTATTAGAAATATTAATTTAAATGATGGAGATAAAACTGGTCCCTTTGTAATACGTGGATATAAAAAAGGAATGGAAGCAGCATCACGTTGGTATGGTTCTCCTGATACCTATGCTAAACTCATAGCTCATGAAGCTGAAACTGCAGCACTTAAAAAAATATTCCCTAAAAAAACTGCAGATGAGATATTTGATATGGCATCTGATAGAGTTATAAACACAATGCCTACATATGGTGTTGCGTCACCAGCAGCTAGATATCTAGGTAGAATGCCTATTGGTACATATGCTTTATTTCCTTCTGAGATGTTAAGAACAACAAAGAATATTGTCTCTCTTGCTGTTAAAGATACTTATCAAGGAATATCAACTGGTAATAAAGCACAAGCTATTCACGGTATGCGTAAGTTAGCTGGTCTTGGTGCAATGGGTGCTGGTATTGATGCTTATGTTAGAACTAATAATGAGGTTCTTGGTGTCGATAAAGATACTCAAAGAGGTATTGAAGCTTTTGCTCCTGATTGGGGTAAGGGTGGTAATCCATATTTCTTGGATGGTTTGGTTGAAGATGACCAAGGAAGAATTATAACAAGAAATGTTAGGTCTGCTAACTTTGATGCTCAAGACTATCTTAAAGTACCTCTGAGATTAATGACTGCAAAAATATTAGCAGGTGAAAATGTAACAGATACTGAGATAAGTGATGCTTTTAAAGGTATGACAAACTCTATTCTTGGTCCTTACACTAATATGAAGTTCTTGCATGAAGCCTTATTAAATGTAGTTACTGGTGTAGATTTAGAAACAGGTAGGCGTATCTATTCTAATATGCCAGGTGATGAAGGATTGTCAACAGAGAATGTTAAGAGAGGTATTCTTGAGTTAGCTGAAAGTATTGTACCAGGTACTATAGAACCTTTAATTAAATATATGGAGTCTTCTGAAGCTGCTAAAGCTACTAAAGATGGATTGGGTGTAAGCAGTTCTGGTTTTCCTCTTAGAGCTAATGACATTGCAGTATGGGCTTCCAGTGGTATTCGTCCATCTACTATAGATGTTAAACGCTCAATGCGCTTTGCCCTATCTAAAGATATACGTAGCATGTCTCAAAGCCAAAAAGAATTTAAAAACTTTATTCGTACTATGCCTGTCAAAGACTATAGTAGACCTGAGAATAAACAAGAATTACTTGATATATATAGAAGATACCAAGGGCAAAAATTATTGGCTAGTAAAAAATTGGCTGACAAAATAGGTCTATATAAAAATATATCTTATACAGATAGTGAGGGCAAGAGAAGAAAGTTTGGTCTTGAACAAGTTATCATGGCTGCAACTGATGATGGGTATTATGAGAGAGGTAAAGATGTAGAGGCTATTGCACTTGCCAATGCAGAATTAGATAACTACAGGCGTGGTGTTTTCTTACCTGATAAACTAAATACAAGTCGTGACTTTATTAAGATGCTTACTGATAAAGGTGTACCACTTAGTATCTTTAATGACCTTGCTAATATTAATCAAGAGTTTTATAGTAGGGTAGATGAAGGTCTTGTTAACATGAATATAGGTGGGTATATTGGAGACTTCTTTAAGAACTTGCTAGGCGTTAGTCCATTAAATGTAGGTGAAGAAGAGCAATTAAAGATTGCACTGGAACAGGGACAGATACCTACTGCTCCATTACCTAAAGTAAAACCTAAACTTGAAGATAATAATAAATTAGTTTCTTCAGATGATTCTGACTTAGATTATTTAATAGGCGAACATTTAGATAGACTAATGGAAAAAGATTCTACACAAGAAGACCGCACTGAAGCTAGAAAAAATTTAGCTGAGTTTGCTAAAAGAACTAGAGATACAGAGAGTGGAGGTTTTGGTGGTTATACAGCGGTTAATCAACCTGTTGGAGATGAAGAAGCAACAACAGCAAAAGGTGCTTATCAATTTGTTGAGGGTTCAATAGTACCAGCATTAAATAGATTGAAAAAATATATTGGTGAAAAAGATTGGATGGCACGAGCAAGAGAACATAAAGATATTTTTAAATTAACTCCTAAACAACAAGACCTTCTTTTTTATGGAGATATTTTAGATAAAGAAGTAGGGGGAAAAAAGGGTATAGGAGATAAATATCTTAAAAAAATTATTAAAGGTAATAAAAAAGCTATGTTTGATTTGTATAAAGAAGGACATCATATAGGTGAACTCCCTGAAGAAGCATATAGAAATGCAATAACAAAATTTTTAAAAGGAAATAAGTAATGGATGGTTCAAGCCACATGATATGGAATGCTATACTGAGTCTTGCGTGTGGCTCGTTTATATGGTGGATGCGAGGTATTAATGTGAAGATAGAAGAGAATAGAAAACTGGTAAGCAGAACCAGAGAGGAAATTGCGAGAGAGTACGCACGTAAAGATGAGGTTGATAAAGACCTTGATAAAATCATGAGCCGCTTTGACCGCGTAGAAAGTAAGCTGGATAATTTAATGGAGAGAATAATAAAGTAATGTCTAGAAATTGGGAGTTCTTTACAGAGCAGGAGATGCAATGTAAAGGTACTGGAGTATGTGATATGAATGAAGCTTTCATGTCAAAACTTATACAGTTAAGAAAAAAGTTCAATCAACCAATGATTATTACTTCAGGTTATCGACACCCTGCACATAACATGGTAATAGGTGGGGTTAGATACTCAGCGCATATTAAAGGTAGGGCTGTGGATGTATCTATTACAGGTAAGGAAGCATTTAGATTAGTGCGTTTAGCTTTTGATGCTGGTATGACAGGTATAGGTATAGCACAAAGAGGACCAGTTATAAAAAGATTTATACACATTGATGACCTAGAAGACAGCGATGAAAATCCTAGACCTTTAATATGGAGCTATAAGTGATGTTAGTAGAATTTTTATTATGTGCAGTAGGACTTGCGGTTGTTTGTTGGTTTGGTTATTATTTAGCAAAGGATGAATGATGGATAATATTAAATTAAATTATGCGCTGATATTTGCTATGGTTCTACAAGCTATAGGATTGATATGGTATGTCTCTAAGTTGGATAGCAAAGTAGAAACAGTATATAAGTTCTATGAACAGGAATCACAAAAGTCTGTCGTTGTTACCCAAGCCAAGATGCAATTTGATTTGGAACGTGTCATGCAAGATATGAAAGATATTAAAAAGGATTTGGCTAAGAATAAAAACAAATCCAAGACAATAATAAAACAACATAACAGAATATTTAAAATGCTAAGAAACAAGAAAGGGAGTCAATCTTCTAGACAATATGGGTACTAAAGTTGAGGAAGGCTGAAAAAACAGGCCCGTAGAGCCTCACTGAGTAGCCTTCTAAGGGGTCGCTGCACCTACCCCACCCGAAGACTACCAATGTTGCTGTACGGGCCTCCTACCCTAGCTACTGTGGATTTACTCTATTTCAGTACTATCTTCTCCCTCTTCTTCTATATCCTCTACAAAATCACACTTTTCCAGTAGTGAATAGACTTTATCCTCACCTAAAATATTAAGACACTGTACTATTCCATCCTCTAAAGACTTCTCATCTAGGTTTGTATCTAGCTCTGAGTTGTTACCTCGTACCCTAGATAATAATTCAAGAGCTTTCAATGCACTATTGGTATGACCATTGGCTCTGGCAAATGTATATTGACTTTCTATTTCTTCAATAACATCTACATTAGTTTCAAGTTCATTCTCTAGTTCTCTGACACGTTCAGCTACTTCATCATTGTTAATAAGTCTATAGCCTTGATTGGCTGCTGATGCTGCTGCATACCCTGCAGACTTGGCAGCTTCAGTTGCATTCCTATGTAAGATATAGGACTGTGCAAACTTCTCCTGTTTCTCATTGAGTCCCATTAGCCTCTCCTACTGTTTCACGTTCTATATCATCATGGTCAAATTCAGCCCAATAGAGTTCAAGAGCTTCTCCATTTGATACAGCCTCAAACTGGTGATACTCTCTTGGTCCTACTGTAGTCCATTCACCTTCTTTAAGAAGTGTTTCATCTATAAGATTATAATTATTTTTCCAAACTCTAATAATTAATTGTCCTTTAGTAACATAAAAACCATTCCACTTATATTTGTGTTTATGTTTACTACATTTACTACCTTTAGTAAATTTTATATGATGAAATTCAAACACACCATTTTTAAATATAGAATTTGTTTCACCCCAGATTTTACCTGCTTTCATTTTTAACAGTTATCTATGCTTCAAATTATTTCTATGTGTACCGTTTCTTTTCTCAAAGGTACGCATACCACCAAGTCCTAATAATGCAAGTGTCAGGGACATCAAGCCTTCAGTCTCAATATCTGGTAGTGGTATTGCCTGTCCTGTCACGGCTATATACCATGCAGCTATAGGTAGAAATACAAACTGCCACCCTAAACCAAAGGCACATATCCACATGATGCTGGGCCTAGCTCCCGCAACAAAAAGGCTGGGATGTTTTGCTTGTTCTTTATTGACATCTATCTGAGCAAGGTTGGCATCAGCATATGCCTTACGTAGCTCAAAGTCTAACTTAGCTTTCAGGTCTTTGTCTGCTACAAACTTATCAAGTACCTTACCTGCTACTCCTACTATTGAATCTGCTATTCCTAGTACCATTATTCTTCTCCCATTAAAGCTGTACCCTTCTCATCTTCCTGAGTCAGGGGTACAATATTAATTCGTCTATGTATTTTAAATCCTTGTGTAACTAATTTTTCTTTATCATCAAAGACATCAAAGAAAACGTAAACTATTATATCTTTGTTACTCTTATCTATAATCTCAGCAATAAACTGTAGCCAATCTTCAGGGCTATGTAATGATATATGTACATTACTACCATCCTTGAGCTTCTTTAAGGCTGGCATACAAGCTATGTTAAGAAAGACCATCTTCTGTGCAAAGCTACATATCTCTCTGATAACCCAATGAAGGTCATCAGTAGGTACGTGTTCTAATACATCAGTACATATAGCTGCATCATATAGACCCATAGGAAGTTCGCTATGCTCTTCATGTGCAGGGTCATATAAACGATGTTTTGTTAAATTCCAATACTCATGTAAAGGTTTATCAAGATTTTTATATAAAGGTTTCTTCTCAGTTACCAGTTCATAATCATCTGTATAGAGGAGTCCTTTACCACACCCATAATCAATAAGTGTTTTACATTCATTCTTCTCTAGGTAATTCTTAATTATATCAATATACTTTACAAGACTACGCCCATTGAACATACCCTTTGAACTCTTGTGCATCTCCTTATACTCTTCAAGAAGCTTAGTATATCTAGGTGAAGGAGAATACCTACTAAAAAATTTATTTGATTCAATCATAATAACCCTTAAATTGTGGACGTTTCTCTTGAGATTCTTTTATTTCCCACAGGTCAGCTACCATAGTATCTTCTCCATGATATGTCAAGACACCTTCAAGACCTTCATCAGAGAATATCTTCTCACAGTCTTGAGCCATAGCCAGTAACTCTCCTGTAGTCCAGTATGTGTTGTCACCTACTGTTACTTGGAAGTACTTGGGTCTAGGTGTTTCACCACCTTCTAAATCTCCTGTAGTTTCTGTCTTCTGTTCTTTGGTAGGTTCTTCCATACAGCAATCAAAACCAAAGAGATGTACATCCCTGAAGCCCATTGTATGTAGCATACCAATGCTTCTCATGGCAGCACATGTACCACCAGTAATGAGAGTAGCACCCTTGGGTATGTTTAGCTCTTCCATTATCTTGACCTGTTGGTTCTTTATTGACTTGCCTTGTTCATCTTCTTGTCTAAGGCCATCAGTAAAAGCATGCCATCCCCATATCTCACAGTCTTTTTCAATCAAGAACTCTGTAACAGAAGGGTCTGTCATGGATGCCAACATAAACTTGGTACTCTTATCTATCTTCTTAAATAAATCTTTACGTATAATACCATGTGTACTCGTACCTGTAATTGGTCGAGGGTCTAGGATAACGCAACACCAAGGCTTGATACCATTCTTAATAAGAGTAGGATAAGAATGTTTAACACAGACTACCTTTGGATTACCTAAATCTTTAATGGTCTGTTTTAATTGTTTGATATTAAGATAAGGACCAGCAGAAACAAGTATTGCTGATTCCTTATGAATAGGATGCTTATGTATCCACTTATCTTTATCAATAAGTTCCATGTTGGCTTTAATATTATCTTGTATAAAGTCTTGAGGTACACAATCTCTTGGATGTACAACAATAGGAACTCTCTTTAGTTCATCAGGACAGTCAACAAGGTCTTCTTTATTAAGAATCAAACACAGGTGAGTGTGGCCACCACCAATAACAGTATCACCAGAAGGCAAGACATGCTTACGAGTGATAACGGACTCATCAAATACAGTCCACCCATCCTTCGTAGTTTCTTCAGCATTGACCTTCTTCGTGGGTATCTTATCAAATACATGTTTAACTCCGTGATATTGTTCTGGTGGTATTCTTTCATCATCTTCTGTGAAGTAATGGTCCATGACTACTACTGGTATGTCTTTCAACATACTGTATTCATGTTCAACAGTTTTAATACTATTACCACTACCAATCATAGCAAAATCAACTCTATCATTTATATCAAGATAAGGATAATCTATTCCACTTCTGTATTTAAATCCTACATAATCACTATCCAATGTATCACGAACATTACCCTTAAATAACTCCCAAGTAAATGTTTTACCATCTCTTTCTTTTATTACATTAGCAAATTCTTCAAACCTTTTCTCAACGGCTGCTAATGTATTGTGTGGTTTAACATTGAACTCTTCTTCATCTGTCTCCATAGTCGCATCTTCAAACAGGTCATAGCCTATGTAATGTACTGAGTCGCTGTTCTCCAATGCAGCCAAAGACATTTCAATAGCTCGTCCTCCATTCCATGTGCCTGTCTCAAGAATAGTCTTTGGTTTATAGAGCCGTATGACATCAGCAAGCTGCTTGTATCTGTTGGGAAGTATATCAGGTGATACCTCTTCATCAGATAATTCAAACATACGATTGCCATCCATGTCACGCAGAGCTACATTAGTACTACCCTGCAGATGAATAAACATATCACCTGCTATAGAGTTTTCATAGCTGACCTCATGCACTCTCATACCATGAGCCATGTAGATAGTCATCAACCTATTCATGAGAAAACCATCATGCCATTCACGATAGTTTAAAAACTCTTTAGATAAATAAGCACCTCTTAAATCACCAAGCATATCTACTGGTGTTTGGCGTGACAGATTAAAACCCTGTAAGAAAAATTCATAGCCACCTTCTTCATTAGTCAAGGTTACTATATCACACTTCTCTTGTTTTTCTGGTAGAAGTTTATCAAGGTCTGCTATTTTAATAAGCTTCTTGGACATCGTGTCTGCATCTATCCAGAACAACCAAGAGTTACCATTATTAAATGCAGTCTCTGTCAGAGCTATGACCTTTGGTACAAAGTTATAGGCATCTATTGCAGTATTGTATTGTACTGCTCCACCTTCTGTACCATCGTGCTTCTTGCAAATCTCTCTGCAAGCTTTGAAGTCTTCTATCTCTTCAAGATTATGATAATGAATGTTCTTAGCTTTGGGTAAAGAATAATTTTTTATATCAATATCATAGTAATAGCAATGAATATCAATAGAAGATTGCCAAGAACTACTCATAAGATTGAGTAGCTGAGAAGTCATCTTCTGTAGATACTCCTCATTAAAACATGTTACAAATTTATATCTCATTTTTCCCATTCTAAAGGCTCTATCTTACCATGACCAGCAAGGTAAGTATAATCTCCATTCCACTCTGAAGCATACATACCATCAATATCCCTGCCACATTTCCAATCTTTAAACCAAGGACCACCTGTAGTAAAGTGTACGTTCTTGGCTTTAATATCTTCTGGTGAATGATTGTCCAACCAGTTCCATTCTTGATGTATAGTTCCAATATCACCGTCTTTATCAGGCAACCATTCAAAGCCATGTAGCCAACCACCTGGCATTGTATTAATAACTTCAGGAGTAAGCTTCTTATTAAGCTCATGGCTACAGTTGAACAACATAAGGCTAGACCAGTTCTTTCGACGGTAGTTTTCTTGCTTACGTCCATCCATTTTATAACCGTCACCTGGAGCATAGTCATGCTTGACGCAATATAATGGATAGTAATCTGTATTGTACTCTTCAAACAGTTCATTGATATCAGTACGTAGATACATATCACAGTCCATGTATAATGCCCAGCCTTCATACATATTCATAGCTGGTACTAAGAACCTCGTGAAACTAAACTCACTGGAGAAAGGCTTGCCATCAATAGTGTCAATGTTCTGACCATCAACTGTATCATATGTCCGTGTATACATACCCATACGCTCTACAACATCACGTTTGATAGGGACAATACGTACATTATCTACGGCTATTCTCTCAATCGTAAACTTTAAAACTTCGTAAGCTACGTCTTCCTTTGGGTCGTAGCCTATGTATACTGTATTTGGCGACTTTCTCATTTATCTCTCTCTGATATCATTTCGTTTTGTATTTCATGCACTCTTTGTTCTAAAGTATTAATTGTTGTTACAATGTATCCTGTATCATATTCTTCAATTCTTTCACGTAGTATTTTTATTTCACGTAAAAGAAAGTTCATATGATTTAACTTACTTTCAAACGTATCTAGGCTACTATTTAAATAAAGGTTTGTCATTTTTCTATTCTACTATATATTTAATTTTTTGTCAAGCACTTTCTGCCCATACTTCTGACCAGCTACCTGTCAATGCACCCTTGGCATAGTCAGTGGAATGGTTTTCAAAGAAGTTAGTATGTGTAGGTGCATTAATCATAGTCTCTACCCAAGGTAAGGGATTACGTTTAACTTTGAAGATTCCCTTCATTCCCATAGAGATAAGCCTACGGTCTGCGATATATCTTATGTATTCTTTCACTTCAGTATCACGTAGTCCTTCAACCTTACCCATTCGGAATGACAGGTCAACAAACTTATCTTCTAGGTCAACCATAGTTTCTGCTATGCTATAGATAGCTGACTTAGTTTCATCATTCCATTCTTTCATGTTCTCTTCGATATAGGTTCTAAATAACTTAATCATACCTTCTGCGTGTTGTGTTTCATCTACTATAGACCATGTAACAATCTGCCCCATGCCCTTCATCTTACCATGTCGAGGAAAGTTAAGAAGCATAATGAAGCTAGAGAAAAGAGCGAGTCCTTCTGTAAATGCAGAGATAGCAGCAATCTTTATTGGCAAAGATATCTTCTTGTTATCTACGTTGGACATGAAGTATTCATGCTTCTCACGCATGGCATCGTATTCCAAGAACTCATTGTATGTAGTGTCAGGCATACCTAAAGATTCTATGAGGTGCGAGTAAGCTGCAATGTGTAGTGCTTCCCTAGCCGCAAAGCCTGACAGCATCATGCGTACTTCAGGCTGTGGAAAGTTAGGAAGGTAGTTATCTATATATCCACCAGCTACATCAATGTCAGACTGCGTAAAGAACCTGAAGATGTTGGTAAGAAAATATTTCTCCTCTGTAGATAGGTTGTTCTTCCAATCCTTGATATCTTCAATCATAGGTACTTCAGTATGTAACCAGTGTGATTGCTCATGCTTTAACCATAGGTCATAGGCCCAAGGATAATGAAAAGGTTTAAAGTAATTACGTTTATCTTGTAGCTTTAACTTATCCGTCATAGGGTCTTTCTCCTCTGTTATCAATCCATTTGTGAGGGATGTCTTCTTGGTGGTCAAAAGTATAGTGGCTGTTCCACATAGCACAAGTTATGCTAGTAAAAATTCCATAGCCTTTACTCCTTAGATGGCAATACCATTTATAAATCATACTGGTTCTCATTCAGTTACTTTATGATTGCCATGATTAGGATGAAAGTTGTAATTAATATTTGCTACTGCTCTAGCTGATGCTGCTTCTTCAACAGTGTCATAATATCCTAAATGTTTTTTAATTTTATTAATATATATTTCTGCACGATATTTTTTATGTCGTTTATAAAAACTCACACCTGCATAACCAGTTGTACTATTATTTTGTAATGTTCTATTTTTATTATTTTCACTACAAGTCACATCCCTAAGATTTTTAATTCTATTATCTGTAGGGTCTTGATTGATATGGTCTATTTGATTTTTAGGCCACTCACCATAATATATTAACCATACTATACGATGTGTAGAATACCTTTTTCTTAACACAAAACCATCTAATCTAGCTATCTGTCCAGACTTTCTACGAGTAATGGCTGTAAGTGCTTCTTTACCAGCAAATTTATTATTCCAAGACTTCATATGCCATTTAGGATTTTTAAAATATTTTGCTGGTCTTTCTTTCCAGTAAAGTTTACCAGTATCAGGATTGTAAGTTAATAATTCTCTAGCTATCTCAGCAGTAAGTTCCATAATTAATATCCTTTCAATTAACCTTCACAAGCTAAACACTCTTCACCAGAGGCAAGAGATTCAATATCAATCTCTTTGATAATCTCACGTTCAATCTTACGTGATACCTTATCAGCCTTGCCAATCTTTTCAGAGCGACAGTAATACATAGTCTTTACTCCTTTCTTCCATGCTAGGAAATGAACTGCATGTAGATAAGTTATGTTTGCATCTGGCCTGAAGAATACATTGAGTGATTGTGATTGGTCAATATATTCTTGCCTGTCAGCAGCATGTTCAATGACCCACCTCTGGTCAATCTCCATAGCTGTTTTGTATAAATCTTTTTCTTCATCTGTTAGACAACGTAGATGTTGTACTGAACCATCATTAGCTATAATAGAAGACCAGATACGGTCATAGTTAAGGTTCTCATTGTCTTGGCATTTCTTTTCTATAAGTTTATCCAAGAACTTATTCTTGTTTAGAAAGGCACCACTTAGGGTATCTTGCCTGTAGGCATTGGCTCTCCAAGGTTCAATAGATGGAGAGGTATTACCCATGATAATAGAAGAAGAAGCATTGGGTGCAATAGCCATGACATGACTACACCTAAGTCCAGTACCATGAGCATCAGGTGCTTCACCTCTTTCAGAACCAAGCTCACGATTAGCTAAATCAAGACCTGCTTTAATATGTTTAAACATTCTTATGTTACTGGACTTGGCTACTGCAGTTTCAAAAGGGACTCCTTTCTTTTGCAGGTAGGCGTGAAACCCTAATGCACCAACACCAACGCTACGCTCACGCATGGCAGAATATCTTGCACGTTCAATACTATCAGGTGCTTCATTAATAAACATTGTTAATACATTGTCTAGCATCTCCAATACATCTTTGAGGAAACCTTTTTCTTTTGACCACTTATCAAAGTACTCAAGATTAAGAGATGAGAGACAACATACAGCAGTACGCTCTTTATTTGTTGGCAGTATAATCTCTGAACATAGATTAGATTGATTAATCTCCAAGCCTTGTTGCTTGAGCCATACAGGTAGCTTCTCATTGGATGTATCAATGAAGTGTAGGTAAGGCTCTCCTGTTTGCATACGCATCTCCAAGATACGCTGCCACATATCTCTTGCTGATATAGTCTCTTTAACTTCTTTTGTATGTGGGTCTTTGAGATGCCATGTATCATCTATGTTGGGGTCAGTCATACACTCTTCAATAAGTTTCATAAACTTATGACTGATATTAATACCATGATGTAGGTTAAGGCACCTAAAGTTTTGGTCGCCTGTAGGTTTACGCATCTCCAAAAACAAAAGAATATCAGGATGGTCAATATCAAGATAAGCAGCATAGCTACCCCTACGGGTTTTACCTTGTCTGTATGCCAAGCTGGAAGCATCATACATCTTGAGGTGTGGCATCATACCTGTAGACTTCTCATCTGCAGAGCGAATACCAAACCCAATACCAACTCCACCACCATACATAGATAGCCAGTTAGTCTCTGATAGATTATTAACCAGCCCTTCGGCTGTATCTTCAATGTAGTTTAGATAACATGAAATAGGTAGGCCACGTTTTGACCTTCCATAAGAAAGTATTGGAGTAGAATAAGATAACCAATGTCGTGAGGCATATTCATATAACCTTTGTGCGTGTTCGTTATTAGAAGAAAAAGTTTTAGATACAAAAGCAAACCTCTCTTGCGGAGAGAGTTCGTTATCCATCATATAGGATTCTTTAAGTCTTGCTATTCCAAGCTTATCAAAAAGATTATCTCTCTCAGGATTAATTGTAATACCAAGGTGGGTTATTTGAGACATGTATTATTTTCCTTTGTCATATACCATTTCTAATATCATCTCTGCATAGTGAATTACTTTTCGTATATCCTTCTCACCATCTCCCTTTGTTCTATGGCGTGTGATATACTTAATTACATTACCTTCCAGAAAGTCAAGCTGGTTAGCATAGATATACTCAACAGGTTGTATTCCACAATCTTTATAATGATTGCCGCCAATCTGTTTGTCAAGAGCTTCTTTCTTAACTCTCTCAACTTGTTCCCTATCTTCTTTTAATCTTTCAAGTATGTAGTCATCCCTAGATTGCATATTAAATCTCCTATTTTCTCTTGAGAATACTGTTTAACTTGCTTCTAATCTCTTGTGGATTTTTAGAGTTAATAACATAAGATACAAACTCCCTAACTTTTTTAGGTTTTAATCCAGCATAGTCACATATAAATTGAAAGTTCTGACTCGTAACACCAATAGATGCAAAGAACCATGACGTAGCTTCATCTCTCAACATTGTTATACTGGTAGATTCTTCATTAGTCTTTGGCTTTGTAGCATCTAGGATGGCTTGGAATACAACTGATAAAAATAAAACTCTGTCAGAATATTTTTTAGTATCATTATGTATATCTAATATATTATCTAAATCTTTTTGGTTCATTATCAAATTCTTGAACAGGTCTATAGAACTTACCACCGACATAGTTGTTATAGAAAGCTGGTTCATCTGTACCTTCTAAGGTAGAGGATAAAACATTATACTTCATCTGATAGTAAAGTTCGTAGTACTTTATGCTCCTTTTATTTTTAAACTCTGCTATTATTTCAAACTTAAAATTTCTTTTACCTAACTTCTTAATATCATCCAATAGCAATTTTGAAGAACCCATATATATTTTCCAGTTTGATTCTCTCTTCCTTGCTTTGAAACTTCCTTTCTTTCTTTTAACTTGATGCCAATATTGTTTACAACCTACATATGCTTTACCTGTTTTCTTATTGGTTATAAGATATACGAACCCAAAGTTATCATTAGGGTCTGGCTTCTTACGATATTTCCAGTGCATCTAATGAGTTAGTTCTTCAACTTCAGGCATCTTAGCAATCTGCACCAGATACCTTTTGCCATTTGCATACTTGAATGTACGAACACCTTGCCCTTGATTAGCATCAGACCAACACAACTCCTTGTGTCTACAATAAACACAACCAACAGGAAGCTTATAATTACCAGACTTCCCATCAGGTATAGCATCATAACACCTATTAGGTACGTTGTCTCCTGCCACAATTTTTTTAATTTTCTTAACCCTGTCACCAGCATTTATCATCTCCATTGAATGAACAGGTGTTAAGCAAATCTTACCTGTAGATTTATCTATAGCAAGGAAAGCTGCTTTATCTATGCCATTGGCTTGAGCATACGCAGATATCTGTGCTATGTAACCAAAGGGGTCATCCTCTGCTATGTTATGAGAAGCAAACTTGTCAAAGCTTCTACCAGAAGCAGACTTACAATCAACCAAAACCCCATCAATAATTGCATCCTGATGTCCTAGCACTCCTTCCACTGATACTTCTTTCTGCTGTGCTTCTACTGTGTGACCAGCAACTTCAGCGCAGAGTAAAAGTAATTCTTCCAGTATATAACCATAGAGAAATTTAATCCTTGTGCTTGGTGGTAAACTTTCTTCAGTTGTTTTTGTATTAACATCATACCACAACTGCCTGTTTGGTTTACCAATACCAGACAACCTTAGATGACCTTCTCTTGGTTTGCTATACATAAATTCTTTGATATGAACTTTAAGCATATCGCCAAACTTATCTATGAGTTCATCTACTTCTTTTTCATTCCTTTCTATAGGAGTAAGATTAAAGAGTTCATATATATCTTCTACTAATGTTTCAATATTTTTCATAATAAAAATAGGGTGCCGCACTAACCCTAATGCGACACCCCATCCTCACTTAGTTACCAAACGGGATATCATCTGACATTTCAGTAGAAGAATTATTAACGTACCCACCTTCTACAACATCAAAATCTTTATCACCATACTCAATCAACTCTACCACTTGAACTGCCGCAAGGTCAGCCGACTTACCTGACTTACCTGCATAGTTCCACTCATAGGGAAGGGCTTTAACAGTTACTACGCTGCCATTTCCAATGAGCTTATCGTCCCAAGAATTGTTTCGGGAATCGACTACAACTGGTGCTTTACGAGGACCATTCTTGCCCTGCACCTTACGCTTCAAGGTAACGAACTCACCTCGTTCATCATCCTTGTTTCGCACATTCAAACCAGCTTCTTCAACCAAAGCTTTAGTATCAGAATCAAGGCAAAGGTCAAGTTGCCAAGTAGGTTCAAAGGTGCTGTTAGGCTCCACTACTGAAGCCCAATAACATTTACCAGTAAGATATAATGGTGTAATAGCCATTACTATTTTCTCCTTGTGTTTATTGCTACACTATCGTAGCTGTTGATAAAAAGTTTATAACTACTCAAACGCAATCAGTATACACGAACTGATTTATGTTGTCAAGTGTTAATGTGTCTCTGCCCATGTCTTACCAACTTTGTAATCACAGTCAAGCTCACATTTAACTTCAAGTGTTTTCTGTGTCTGTGTCATTGCCTCCTTTGTTAATTTACAAAACCTATTTACATCTGGTATAGCCACTTCAAATTGATATTCATCATGAATTGAAGCAACCAACCTTACATCTAGGCCAGCCTTTATGACCCGTTCCATGATATGAACAAGCCATTGCTTACATATTATAGCACCAGCACCTTGAAGTAAAGTGTTTAATGCCGCATGTTCTGACCTAATATGTAATAACCTACCATCCAATGCAGGGATAGTACCACCCTTAGACCATCTCACTACATTCTCTCTTAATCTTTTCAATGCTGGTGTACGTTCTAAAAACTTTTTAATAAGCATTTGCCCTGCGGCTGGACCCTTACCAACTACATTACCAATCTTAGCTGGCCCTGCACCATAGAGAAAAGCATAGATAAAAGTCTTAGCTTGGTCTCTGGTTCTTAATCCAGCGGCTTGCTGATTAGCTGTGTGTACATCGCCCGTCAATACGATGTTCGTATACTCAGGGTCATTCATGTAGTGAGCCAAGCATCTCAGTTCAAGACCACTGGCATCCACACCTACCAAGCGATATTTAGAAACATCATCAACCGTCCAGAGTCCTCGACATTCTCTGCCGTAAGGACTATAGATAGCGGGAACTTGTGCCATATTAGGTACTGCATGTGCCATCCTTCCTGTTATGGTACGCAGTGTCATTACTTTGCCACGTACACGGTTGTCTTCTTGGCATTCTGATATCCAAGACTTTAATAAGCCAGTGCGTTTCTGCAATAGGAAATACCTGTTAAACATTTCTGCCTCTGGCATTTTAATTTTTGATAAGACTGCTTCGTTAATAATAACATTACCCTTATCAGTAAACTTCTTTGGTGTCCATCCACGTTTCTGCAATCTGTCAGCTATCTGTTGCCGACTGCCAATGTTGAATGGTATCTTCTTTGTCTTTGTTTTTAACTCTACTATAGTTGGTTCAAACTCTTCTTCTGCTTTACGCTGTAGCTCAGATAATTCATCCTGTAATTGAGCCAGTAATATCATACCATCTTTTAGATTAAAAGCAAACCCATTCTTTTCCTGCTTATCTATAATAGCACGTACATCACGCTCTAATTTATAAGACTTGGAACTAAAACCACCACCTTCTTCTTCAAGTTTCTGAGCCAATAATCTTGTTACTTCTGTATCACGTTTACAATACTCCAACATCTCTGGTGTATATTCTGAGAAGTCATTGAAGTCACCTTTCTCATAACCAAGTCTTTTACCCCATGCTTCAAGCGAATGACCATCATCTCTAATAGGGTTATATAATTGAGATTCAATTAGTGTATCACGAACCTGATTTAATTTTATATTTGAACCTGTTAAACGGTTTAGGACAGGAGCATCAAAGCTAATACCATTGTGCATAATAAAGGTATTAATTTGATTAGACCACACCCCAAAGTCTTTACACTCCTGTCCCACCCATGTTTTAACTTTATTTGTTTTATAACACCTCGCTACAATACAATGTATCTTTGTTGCATTAAGACTATCTGTTTCAATATCAACTATTGCTTTGGTCATGAGACTTTTTCCATATCATTGGAGGCTTATTAAAATACTCACTTTCTAATGCGTGACTTAATTTAATCCTGCTAATCACATCCTTCCTGCCAAATCGTTGATACTTCTTGTAGATAGCTTGTGTTGAATTGTTGACATATTTATCAGATACAGCATTTAAACAAAACTTTAGTAGCTTGTCCCTATCAATAAAAATATATTCATCTTCTTGCTCAAACACAATATAATCTGCATCACCATAGAGCCATCCCCTATTTCCCCTGACGTTTTCAAACTCTACCCACGTATACTCATCATCAAACTTTGCATTAGAGCGTGATGCTTTCTTACGACTCTTAACATCTACTGAAAACGACTGACCATTTTTTTCAAGATGAAAGTCTATATGCTTAAACATATCGTCGTTTCGCGTAGACTTAGTAACTAAATAATTTTTACTCTCAGCTTCTTTACGAAAGTTATTTTCTGTAATCCAGCCATTCATCATTCATTCTCCACAAAGGGGTTATTAATCTCAGTCATTCTACCAGTTTCTTTATTGTAATGCAAGTAGCAAGCAACACCTGTCTCACCAGTGTACCTATTCTTTAGAATACGTATGGTTGTAGTATTGGCTTCTGTCTCATCGTCTGCTTGCTGGTTCCTTTCCAAGGCTATGACTCCATCAGAAAGATGTGCAATGCTGGCAGAGCCGCGCAGATGTGAGAGAGATACCTCACGCCCATCTTCATGCCCCCTATCACCTGCTGGCCTACGTAGGTGGCTAACAAGTAATAAAGATATACCTGTTTCTTCCACAAGAGAACGTAGCTTGGTCATAAGAATATCAATGGACTTACGCTCATCACCCATATCTTCCTGACCTGACACAAGAATAGATAGATGGTCAAGTATTACCCACTTACATCCTAAAGCTTTGGACATATACCTAACACGGGATAATATTTCTTCATTGGAGATTGAACCAAAATGGTCAAAGGCAAAGAACCTTTTAGTTCCTATGGTTTTATCTTGCCATTCACGTAGTTGTTCGGATGAGAACTGGTCACGCACTTCTTTAATGTAAAGCCTAGCGTTGGCCTCGACACTCATGATGTTGAAAGCTGTGTTGCGTACACTTTCTTCCATTGCCAAGACACCAATATTATCTTTAGTGTTCATCATGAGGTGGTGCATGAGTTCACGCATGATGCTGGACTTACCCATACCAGCACCACTGGTGAACGTGACAAGCTCACCCGTTCTCATCCCATAAGTTTTTTCATTAAGGCCAGACCAAGGATAAAGACAAGTATCACAATAATTTTCCTCATATAAACTATCTCCTAAGTCATGTAGATTAATAATACCAGCAGGAGTAAATGGTTTAGCCGCCCACCACAGAGTCATAAAGTCTTCTGACTTACCAATCTTGAGATATTCATTGGCATCCTTTAAATCCAAAGACATTATCTTACATTTATTGGGTTCAAAGATTGCCGCTACATCATCAGCGGCTTGCCTACCAGCTTTATCATTATCAAAACATAAGACAATATTATCAAACTGATTAAGATATTCAAAGGATTGCTTACAGTTTGATGCCGCTGATGCCGCACCATTTTTGAGAGATACGACAGGCCATTTAGAACCCATCATTTGATAGGCACTCATGGCATCAACTTCACCCTCACATACAGTAATGTACTTGCCCTTTTGCGTGAAGATGTGTTCACCAAACAAACCAGCAGAGGTCATTGGTCCTTCAGACCAGAATTTTTTGTTTAATGTATCACGAACTTTATTGGAAATGTGATTACCATTCTTATCAAAGTATTGGTAGATATGATGGGTAGTCATAGAGCCTTGTTTTTTTGTTAATGTTTTATATATCATAGCGGTATTCTTGACAATCTTTCGGTCAGGAATATCTCCATATTCTGCATTAACATTATTTTTAAGTGGTGCTGTAGACATATTATCTAATCCTTTTTTCCAAACTTCATAAGAAAAACTTTCTCTACCGTCTGAGAAAGTATGATGGTCACAACTAAAACAATGAGTCTGCCCATCAGGATAAAAATGTTTTGCGTCTGATGAACCACACTCAGGACATGGGCCTTTGTATCCCTTTTCTTCTGGTTGCACTGTGTTCCCCTTTCTTTATAGAATATGCGGTAGAGGGTTTAACTCCTAACATATAACATAGGCTTCCTCTATCGTCAAGCTCCATCTTCGCTTCACGTTTAGTTTTAAAACTTTTAATGAGTATATCTTTATAATAAATATTATACATCTTCAAAAGTTTCTTTCCATAAGTTGTCTACAAATTCTTCCTTATCCTCCATCATCTCATTGAGTTCTATCTTTGCAAGATACCTTGCTTCTTTAATATCATAGCCTTCTTCTTTGTACTGCTTCAGAAGATTACGAAAAAGAGATTGCCTATCTCTCTGCCAGAAATTTTTAATCATTTCTAATGACATCCTTTTCATAGTCTTCTATAAATTGAAGTACATCATCACTGTCTAAAGGGTCATACCCATTATCAAGCATCATATACCAGAGGTCAGCGGGATACCCTAAAGACTTTCGTAAAGTCTCTTGTCTTTTTTTCCAATATGAATAAAAATTAATTATCTTTGCTGTCATCTAATTCTACCCATGCACTACCATTCACAATGCCACTCTCTTGCTTTGCTTTTGATAGTTCTTCTCTAAGTTTCTTAATTGTTTCCTCCTGTTTTTTTGCTTGTACTTTAAGTGTACTTACATTCTTATGTAACTGAGAAACTATAGCATTGTATTGACTAATGGAGTCTGTCAATTCTAATCTCCCCTTCACTGTTAGCCATTACTTCGGTGTCAATGCCCATTGAATTTAAAAATTTTAAAGCATCTTTTATTGTTTCAAACTTCATAGGAAAACCTACTGGATTTGTCATGATATCAAAGCAGTCGAAATTATTTGCATGGTCTGGTGCTTCTCTTATTATATCATGAACAATTACAAACATGATAGACCTTAATTCTTTGCAATTTTATATTTTAAGTTTGAAGGAATTTTTCTGGTATTCAAAACTTCTTTAATATATTCTTTAAATAATTCCGCACCTTTGAATGTAGGTGGGGGATAAAGAATATCTTCATTCTTCATAAAGAAAATACACATCTTTGCTACATCCTCAAATGAAACTGCAACATTATTATATAACATAATGCGGTCTTCGGGAGACTTTCTCCCCTGTATAAATTTAAATTTATTCACTGGCCTATCAACCAATCATTTTTATGAGAGTTTGTATCACATGATGGACACGCCATAGCTGACCATGAAAAGTGGTGTACTAACTCTGGCTCACCACATACAGGACAGATAATAACTTTACCATTTTTACCAGCCCTTGTATAGCGATTGACATTTTTAAATCCATTTTTATAAATGTTTGAGTACATTGCCCTACCATTGACATCAATTTTCAATGCTTTAAATAGCCACTCAAAAAAATCTTTATCCATTATACTAATCCTTATACAATTTTACGTTTCTCAACAAAGTCACCTAATTCTCTCTCAGTAAAAGCTATTTCTTTTTCAATCACAGTTTTTATAGAGACAAGACACTGTAACTTTTCAGAATAATCTAATAATTTATATCCATCCTTCATAATTAAAGTAGGACTCCCACTAATCTTATTCACTTCCATTAAAATAGACATTAGTTTCTCCCTTGTCCTTGATACTTTTTCCAACTCCTTCGCTTATGCTTATTGGTTGGGCGTGACCTAACAGAGTTGCCAATAGAAGTTTTTTTCTTGACAACTTCTTTATGTTCATAAACTTTTATTTGCTTCTTTGCCATTAGAACTATTTACCATATCTAAAAAACCATTTATATCTGAAAGACTAACTTCAGTTATAGAACTTACATTAGATACTGTTAAGATATAATCTTTATCTGTATCAGGTATATCTTCATACCTCTTGTAATTAGTATTCATCTTCCACACCCTCATCTACTTTTAAAATAATATCTTTATTATCTGCTTCTCCAAGTGAGTACATATATATGATATCATATACTTTACCATTTGGCAACTCTATTTTAACATTTTTATCTAATGTCTTGCCATCTGCATCGTAATGTTCAAACAATAAGTTACGAATTAGTTTTCTGTAGGTGAGATTCTCAGTCATCTTCAATCCTTTTCTTTGAAATTTTTACAAGCTCTTTATTTATTTCACTCCCTATAAACTCTCTTCCTAATCTATTTGCTACTACTCCTGTAGTACCTGTGCCACTGAAAGGGTCATACACTACATCACCTTCATCTGTAAAGTTTAAAATTATTTTTTCTACTAGCTCCTCTGGAAACGTAGCCTTGTTACCATCGAAACTTTTACTAGACCTTTTAACTCTCCAGATATTATCCAGTGTACCTCTATCAAACCTACCTGTTCTATACTTTCTACTAATAGGATAATCATTATCGAATACTAATATAAATTCTGTGACACTATTCATGACCTGCGTCATCATAGCTGGTGGTGCATATCCCTTATCCCATACGATAATCTCCTTGAGGTTATTGGCAAACTCACCAATCATTTTAAAGATAGACCTCTTTGACCCTGTAACTACTTGTACATTATAGAATACTAATTCACTTACTCTTAGTAATTCTCTTAGTATTTCTGTATGTAGTTTATTGTATTCCTCTATTGGTAAGTTATCAGGGAAGTCTGAATACTTTGTAGAAAATTCTTCTTCTACTATTTGTCTTGAACAATACTTACCATTACGAATACGTAGGTTCATGTTGTATGGTGGTGATGTGATGGTAGCTTTGACTTGACCACCAAACATATTGTTCATTGTTTGTAAACAATCTTCGTTATGTATAGCCCACATTTCTTTACTCCATGCTTAGTGTTGGACTGCCCCATGTATTATCTACAAGTGTTACAGTTATTATATTTTGATAATCTTCTTTCACACCCTGCTCATCTTCATACCGCCAATCTTCTTCACAAAAAACTTCTAAGCCCTCGCCATGACAATCTATACATGTCTCCTCTCTTTCGCTAGGGTTGTTGCTAGTAGTATAGCCTTCGCCATTACACCACCTACATTCGCATGTAATAACCCACGTTTTATCACTCATTGGTCTTCTCCTAATCTTTACGTAGTGCTTTTTTATATAATGCTTCAATCATATTTATATGTGTCTGTTGAAAAGCAGTTGGATATCCTGAACCCCAACCAATCATCATATCTTCAGTAAGATAAGTTTTTAGTTCTTCAATTGTTAATCCGTCTGCTTCTACTCGTTCACCTTTAGAGTTTAAAATACTCATCACTATCTCCATATTATCCGATAGTAAATCCAGTTACTTTTAAATATACCAATACTAAAACAGCTACTACAATACCAAGACATACTATATATCCAGTTAAAGGGTTGTTAAACATTAGTTATCTCCTTCAATTCTTAATAATAATTTAATAGCCAGCTTCTGAAACTCCGCAGGATGCTGATACCATGTCCACTCTTTCAGCCAATCTGTTGCTATATTGACAGGATTATTGGCTAACTTATGTAGGTCATAGTGTCGCACCCATCTGTCTCTTTCTTTTGCTTTCATAATACACTCATCAATCTTTGCTTTTGTCTTTCAACTAAGGTAAGTCTTTGTTTATGCTCATTAAAAGCTAGAGACTTATCGTAACCCCCAGTTTTATTTCGCGGGGTGTATGTACCATATACTATATTTCTTATGACACATTGTCCAGCCCTATTTCTTATACCTATCACAGCATTTTTAGTAAGTGGATTTAAAATATCATCCTTGCATAATTTGTTAGCTTGTTTAGCTACTTCTCTTGCACTTAAACCTTTGTTAAATAAATTAGTAACAGTTTCTTTTGTTCTTTTCGTATGTGAACTTTGTCCGTAACCGTACATGTCTCTCCCTTTTAAAAGCCTCACTACGCTACAGCACAAGGCCATAACGTAGTGAGTAGTTTAACAAACACCCAACCAAGAGTAATGGTAGCATAGGAGGTAGGTGTAAGGACCATTACTCTAAAGAAACCCCCTTACACCTTAACTTTTATAATGTTCTTTCCATTCTGGTGATGAGGATTCAAGATAAGCATTTTCTAATATCTCATTAGAATAATTGTCACCCATTTCATAACCTCCGTCGTGCATTAGAGGTGAGGTAGCTGATACAAACCACCTCGCGTACTCATTAGACTTTTCATTATCGGGATGCTGGTATGTTTTTAATACACGCCACTCCCAACCATAGTTATTTTTATAAATAGCGTATGGTTTGTCATGTGATTGGCTCCTGCCAAATGGATTTTTCTTTCTCATACTATTCTCCTTCTCTTTCTACAACAATATGCCATGTTAAAAAATTTGTGTCCACCCAAAAATCTTCTACACCTTTTAATTTATTAACTACTATCTCACTTATTATCAGGCGTTCATCAGTTTCAAAGTCATTCAATGTTATTTGTGTTAACATACTATTAGTCTCCATAATTTTCCCATTCTTGGGCTACAATTTTAATAGCTTTTAACTCTGTCTTTTCATTATCTGGCTCACCGTTGCTCACTAATGTAGTCATGGCTACTTCAAATAACATTTCCTTGATAGCGTCATTGTGTTGGTTGCTCATCGGCATCTCCTTAATTAACGTAACTTAGTATCGTAAGATACTCTACTAAGTTACTTAAATTAACAGTAGGTCTTCTACTGCTTTCAAGTGTGCTTCTGCTATATCATACGCGGTATTGGGGCCAATTTCAACTCTTGATGTAGTAAATAAAAATGGCCTCTCTTCATCGTCTATGTATGTACCTACGCTTTTTAAAGTGGTACTATTCCATTTTATTCTTACCATTTTATTTTTAATTTCTTTTTCCATAAAAGTTATTTTGTTGCTCATTGTTTAATCCTTCCTATTAATTAAATAATCAACGTGGCATTGCGATACATGCTCACCATTTTTAAACTTCTTTGGATACAGCGCGGCTATGTAGTCGCACCAGCTATCCCATAGGTACTCACTGCCACCACATTTTTCTATAGTTTCCAAATACATATTAGCTTTTCCTAAAGCTGTCTCCCAACTCAAACTTTCTGGTACTAGAAAGGTTTTTCTGTCTAGTCCAAATCTTTTTAGGTTGTGTACATCTAGGCAACCCATGTATCCAGTGCATAGCTGAATATAAAAACCAGCTTTTACTAATCCCAGTCCAGGTATAGACGCGATGGCTAGTAAAAGTTCTGCATTGGATTGAGAATATCCAAACATGTCTTTATATATACTTTCTTTTGTTGCCTGTATACGTTTCATACCAGCGGCTTTACTACCCCATGCAAACTTACTATCAAGCCCTTTGTCTTTCATATCCCAATAGCTATCGCGCACTACGCTAAACTGTTGTTGTATTGTTGCCAATACAAAATAGCCAACGTCAGCGGTATTATCTGCTGATTGCATGGCATATTCTCTAATAAGAGGTTGATGTTCTGCAAACATTTTATTTTCCTTTGCTGAAAACTTCCCACATGATGTCTCGTACTACGTCACCTTTACCAGCTTTGAATAAACGCATGGTTTTGTTGTACAATTCTGGCTCATCACTTTTAAGTGTTGTAAAAAAGGTTCTCACATAAACTTCTAATACTGTGCTGTCCATTATTCATCTCCTTTAATTAATACCCTGTAGTATCACTATAGTTCTACTACAGGGCATTTAATTAATATATAGCAACTACACTGCCCGTTGCGACAGTGGCTCACCTTCTGGTAATACGTCAGCATTCTTAATGACTTTGAAGAACTCCTTGCCATTATTGGCTAGTCCACGAATACGAATGGCTTTGCCAGCTTCAACAGCTTTATCAAAAAGTGACCTGTCACCCTTTTCCTTTTGCTTTAGCTCTATCCACTTTTTACCTTGGTAAACATCAAATACTTTTTCCATTTTAATCTCCGATTAGTTGCCAATGTCAAACCCCACTGGCTTGGGTTAGGCTGTTAATACCTAATAGATACCCATAGTATCACTAAAGTTCTACTATGGGCATCAATTAGCCATCTCCAAAGTATTTGTTGTTACATATCACATAGTCTAAGTAGACTGTGCAAGTTACTATAATTACCATTCCCATCAAGCTCAATAACACTTGTAAAGTGAGGTCAAAGGGTAGCAATGTTCCACTCAATATAAGGAATATCCCAATTAATATTCCTAATGTTACTGCTATTTTTTCAATCATGCTTTGCATTCCTCAATCCATTTTGTTAAATCTTCCAAAGCTCTAAGCTGGTCTTTCTTACTTATCTTATAAGTAACTCCAGTGTAAACTGTTGCTATATCTAGCAAGTCTCTCATTTTAGTCCAGCGATTTGGCTTTATGCCATGCTTTGTCCAAAGTTTCAGGGCTGACCGTGTAGCTGCTGCTCTGAAGTTGTAAACTTCTGGGGCCATGTCTATCATAACAAATTCTCCTATATTTAATTAATATAAATCATACTCATCATTATCATAGATAAGCTGTTGTTTATGTTGTGCTTTTTCTTTTGGACTTTCTTCACCTATCCATTCTTCATAGCTAACAAATTCTTGTCCACAAGCTTTAGCTTCCTCTTTTGCAAAGAGATAATCGTTATATAAATCACTCATTAGTCTTCTCCTTTAATTAACGCCCTGTAGTATCGTAAGAACTCTACTACAGGGCTTTTAATTAATTTTTGAAAAGCTCGTGGCAAACATCTTCCGCGTCGTCGTATGTTGCAACATAACCAAAGCGGTTATGAAGGTCGATACCGTTGCCACACAAGCTTGTGAATACATCAAACTCACCGTTTAGAAATTGGTCAATTTCAAATTGTAATTGGGTAATATCCATAACAAGTTCTCCAGTTGGTTGGTTGAAGTTATAATCTAATTAATCTCTTTAGTATCGTAAGATACTCTACTAAAGATATTAATTAGTATATCGTCTTGGCTTTGTCAAGCCTCGTCAAGATGCTTTGCATCTCGTCATGGCAACGTAGTTGCTCAATGTGAGGCAATGTGTTAGATTGTATAACAATCTCAAGGGCTTAACATATTCTGCCAAGTTTCTACAGAGTAGACATTGTGCCATTCTGCCCATCCTTCGGATGATTTCCACAGGAACTGTGACAAATTTGCAACAGAATTGGCTGAAAAGTTCCTACTAACTCTTTGAAAACCCTTCGTAAGAACTTCAGGGTTTTCTACAGAGTTAGATGGGACTCCTACGGAGTCATTTGGGGCAGAACAGAACAAGAACATTGGGGGTAGGGGGAAAAAACACACACGCATGCTATATATATATAATACCACTGACAGATATTCTCAAAAAATCAAGGGTCTATAATCAAAATATTTTTAGAAGCGGCTATTAAGTTACTTTAAAGTAACTTTAATTTATATTATTATTATTTTTATTAATATTATATTTGCATATTAGTATTTTTTAGTGTATAATAGTACTATGAATATACTAGAAAGCACTAATGAGTATCTACAACCCTTTATTAATCTAAAAGGATTGTTAGACCAAAAAGTAAATCAACAATCTAAAACAGATTTCATTACATTTGTTAGGATGATGGCTCCAATGCTGGTATCTGATTGGAGGATGGGTAGACATATCGAAGTTATATCAGATAAACTAAAGGATTTAGAGTCTGGTAAGATAAAACGGCTGATGGTATTTCTTCCACCACGGTCTTCTAAGTCTGTTATCTGTTCTAAACTCTTTCCTGCTTGGTATATTGGAAGGAACCCTGAACATGAGATACTGACTGTATCCCATAGTGACCAGTTATCCAGTGACTTTGGACGGTCTGTTAGAGATGTGGTGAATACAGAAGAATTTCAAAAGATATTTAAAGGAGTCTCTTTAAGGAGCGACGTAAGAGCCGCTGGTAAGTGGAAGACAAACCAGAATGGGACGTACTATGCTGCTGGTGTACGCTCTCAAATAGCTGGTAGGGGCGCACATATTGCTATATTGGATGATGTGATGTCTGAAGAGGACGCAATCAGTGCATCAGGTAGGAGATATATCAAGGAGTGGTACCCTGCTGGACTAAGAACCCGTATTATGCCCAACGGCTCTATAGTTATTATCAATACACGCTACCACTATGATGACCTATGTGGCTGGTTGCTAAAACAACAGGAGAATATGGGAGAGTTTGAAACAATCCCGTGGGAAGTTATTAGAATACCTGCGTGGGTGGACGATGATGCGTCAGAACTCTTGGGACTCCCTGTAGGCTCCAGCTATTTTCCAGAGTGGAAGAGCGATGATATCCTGAGAATGGACGAGAGCGAGATTAAAGCAAGTAATGGTAGCCGATACTGGAATGCTCTCTACATGCAAGACCCCACTCCAGAAGAGGGTGGTATCATCAAAAAGAAATGGCTCAAGTATTGGGAATATGAGGAGCCGCCAACATGTGATTTCATAGTTCAAACCTATGATACGGCATTCTCTACCAAGACCACGGCTGATTACAGTGTCATACAGACATGGGGTATATTCTCCATGTACAATCAGGATGAGATTGGATATGAGGATTTTGTACCGCACATGATATTGTTGGGAAACATTAGAGGTAGGTTTGAATATCCAGAACTGAGAAAGCTGGCACAGAAACTCTACAATGAACACCAGCCAGATGTATGTATGGTGGAGAAGAAGGCCAGTGGGCAATCACTTATACAGGATATGCGTAGAGGTGGACTACCTGTACTGGAGTACAATCCAGATAGAGATAAGGTGTCAAGAGTATATGCGGCCTCACCTATCATAGAAGCTGGTAGAATGTGGATACCCAATAACAAGAAGTGGTCAGATGAACTGATTGAAGAATTACTAAGATTTCCCAATGCGGCTCACGATGACCAAGTGGATGCCATGACAATGGCTATACACTATATGAAGGAGTCTTGGCATATGGTACACCCCGATGACCCACATTATGATGATGAAGTAACAGAGAAGAAAAAAACTTATTGGACCTTCTGATTTGCATTCAGAGTAAAAATGTGATATAATAGTATAAACAAAAATAGGTTTTATATGGTAACAATCTAATAAGGAGACAAACAATGGAGTGGTTAATTCAAACGCTTGGAGCTAAAACATGTTGTATTCTTTCCAGTGGAGTAGGCGGTGCAACCAATGTATTAACAAAAAAGAATTTTAATTGGACCGCTATAAAAGATGTTGGTCTTGCAATTATAGTGGGGTGGATAGCTGCAGAGTGGTTTATACCACCCATAATGAAACATTGGGCCTTGGATATGACTTGGGGTCCAGCCATAGCATTCATGATTGGGTACTGTGGTATTAGATTACTACCAAAGGCAGAAGAGATTATTGCAACACGATTATCGAAGTGATTTAGAAAAGGTATTATTTATATTATCATTGTCTGTTAAACATGAGAATTGGACTATAAGAGATATACAACGATTGGTTATACCACCACTAAGGTTAAATCAATATAGAATATATGTAGATGAAGAAGTTCCACTCTGTTATGCAAGTTGGGCAATGTTACCAGAAGAAGCTGAAGAAGGTTATAAAAATCGAACAAGAAAGATTCAACCACACGATTGGAACAGTGGAGATAACCTTTGGTTGATAGATGTGATATGTCCTTTTGGTGGTACACGTATTGCAATTAAGAGATTGGATAACCTAAGAAAAGAATTAGGATTACCAAATAAAGTTAATTTTAAACGGTTGGGGAGCAATAGGGTGAACAATGTTGAAAGAATTTAAAAAACAAATGTGGAATGATGGCCCTGCTAAACAGCCGTGGTTAAACTACTTTAATGAGTATGAACTTCAGCATTGTTGCTTTGGTGGTGATGGTGGTGACAGTGATAGTGGTGGTGGTACTGGAACTGATACAGGTAAAGATAAATCAACAGGACTAACAGCCGCTGATTTTGAAAATTATGAAGGTATAGGTGGTAAAGGTTCTCATGCTTCAATGGAAGCAGGTTTAGAAGCAGATTATGGTGCGCCTGGTTTAGAAGGAGATAAAGAACAAGAAGAAGCAGCAGAGCGTTCTCAAAAAGGTATGGATGATTATGAAGATGTTGAAGGTACTGGCTTTGGTGGTGGTTATGCTGGTGATGGTTCTTTTGATATTGGATTAGGCTATAATGAACTGTCTGATTTAGGATATGCTGAGACAGTAGATAAAGGTATACAAGCCCGTGACCAGCAAGTAGCTGATAATATGGTTGAAGACGCATCTGCTTTAGGACTCGACCTTAATGTTACAGTAGATAAAGATGGTAACTATACCTATTCAGGTGCTGACGCAGTTGGTGCAGTATTGGGAGCAGCAGGTGATTTCTATAGTCAGTTTAGCCCAGCTAGTATAGCAATAGATGCAGGAAGAGGCTTTTATGATATGCTAACGGGTTTGCCTGGTGTTGTAGCTGATATTGGCACAGATTTAAGAAATGAAGTTGCAGATAGATTTGGTGTAAGCCCAAGTGAAGTAACGCAAGAACAAGTTAATGCTGTAACTTCAGATATTGGTCGTGATGTAGGTATTGGTGAATTTACCCCAACAGATAGACCTTTAGGCCCTGAAGAGTATACTATGACAGGAAGACCTAGAGGCCCTGAAGAATATACTATGGAAGGTAGACCTTTAGGCCCTGAAGAATATACTATGGAAGGTAGACCTTTAGGCCCTGAAGAATACACGATGACAGGAAGACCTTTAGGCCCTGAAGAGTATACTATGACAGGAAGACCTTTAGGCCCTGAAGAGTATACTATGGAAGGTAGACCTAGAGGTCCAGAAGAGTATACCATGACAGGCACTATGGAAGATAGACCTTTAGGACCAGAAGAATATACTATGGAAGTATCACCATCAATGGGTCAATATGGTGGTGCAGCTTTAGATGCTTATGGACCTACAGCACAGGTTTCTCAAAGAGCGCAGCTAGGAGGATTAGGATATGACCTTAGAGATGCAGCAAGAAGTTTAAAAGATATAGATTTTGAGGCACTTCAAAAAAGCACAGCTAAAGCAGCTAAAGCAGCTAAAGCAGCTAAAAGTGATTCTGATAGACCTTTAGGCCCTGAAGAGTATACTATGACAGCTAGACCTAGAGGCCCTGAAGAATACACGATGACAGGAAGACCTAGAGGTCCAGAAGAATACACGATGACAGGAAGACCTAGAGGTCCAGAAGAGTATACTATGACAGCTAGACCTAGAGGCCCTGAAGAATACACGATGACAGGTAGACCTTTAGGCCCTGAAGAATACACTATGAGTACTGGTCCTGCCTCACCTGGTTATGGTGGAGCAGCCTTAGATGTTGGTTTTATGACTGACGAAGCACTTAGAGAAGGATATGCTCAAGAAGCAAGAGACTTTGCTAATCTAGGTATTACCCCTGACATTGCTTTTGAAGAAATACAAGGTGATGACCCAATAATCATACCTAAAAAGAAAGAAGAAGAAAAAGAAGAACCTAAGTCAGCAATGGCTCAGTACTTTGAAAGATTGGGTGTACCTTCTCCATATGCGCCTTCTACAACACAATCTGCTTCACCCTACCAAGCTGCAGTAGCAGCACAACCAGCAGGTGCGCCTGAAGATTTGTTTGCAAAGATGGCTAGGATACGTAGACAAGAAGCTTTAAAAACACCCAAGTTTAATTATACTGGATTTGCACCATTTAGTCCTAATCTATATGCTGCAGCTTATGGTATATCTCCAGAAGAAGCAAGACTAAGAATACCTGCACTGCCTAAATTAAAACAAACAATTGGTTTACCCGATGAAGATGATGAAGATGAAACCACAGAAGCTTATGGTGGTGGTGGACTACGCAATCTAATACGTAGACAAACTGGTGGACCTACTTTTGACCCTGAACAAACAGCAAGAGAATTACAAAAACTTAGAATAGCACAATTAGGAACAACACCACAAACCGCAGCAGAACGTCAAGCACTTCAAAAACAAAAAAGTTTTTATAGAGATGATGAAGGCATGGTCAGAGATGCACAAGGTAATGTGGTAGAAGATTTTGGACTTCCTAAAGGATTTCCAATTACAACAGTTGATAAACCAGTACTGCCTATTAATGTTCAAGAACCAGGTGACCCACTTTATGAACCACTTCCAATAGGTGATGAGCCAAAGACTTCAATAGATGACGAAATGATGCCTCAAATACCTACTATACTTCAACCACAAGTTCTAGAAGTTACTAATGGACCTATGATAGAACAACAACCACAACCTACAGGTCTACAAGGTTTACAACAAAATATGGACCAAGCATATACTTCTCAACTTTATGGAAGACCAGCAATGCAACAACAAAGCATGGGTCAAAATCTTCAAGGGTTTGGTATGCAAAGTCCTGCACCCTTTGGCACTCAACAACCATTTAGTAGTGGCTTTGGGCTTCAATACAATCCTGCTATGGGAATTAAATAATGGCAACAGAACGTAATCCTTTTGATATAATTCCTGAAGCGGAGACTAATATTATTGCAATGGTCCCTGAAGAACAGTCCAATGTGTCTATTGAGATTGACCCTTCTGATGGTGGTGTTATTGTAGACTTTTCTTCAGAGTCTGTAGAGATGGAAGCTTCAGAAGAAGTATCTGAATGGTATGGTGACCTCAGTGAAGACCTAGATGAAGAAGACCTGCAAGGTATATCTACAGATGTTATTGAAAATTATAATGCAGATAAAGATAGCAGAGGTGAGTGGGAGTCTATGTTTGAAAGAGGCTTTGACCTACTTGGTCTAAAGCTGGAAGAAGGTTCAGAACCATTTCAGGGAGCTTGTACGGCTGTACATCCGCTATTAATTGAATCGGCTGTTAAGTTTCAATCAAAAGCTACACAGGAATTATTTCCTTCTGGTGGCCCTGTAAAGGCAAACATTCTTGGTGCCGCAACACCAGAGAAAGAAATGCAAGCCAACAGGGTTCAGAATTTTATGAACTATCAGCTTACAGAACAGATGCCAGAGTACTTTGATGAATTTGAAAGAATGCTTTTTCATCTCCCTCTTATAGGTTCGGCATTTAAAAAGATTTATTATAGCTCAACTTTTAAAAGACCAGTATCAGAGTTTATACCTATAGACCAGTTCTATGTATCTTACTATGCTACTGATTTAAGAAATGCAGACCGCTATACACATGTGATATATAAAAGTCCTGTAGAATTACAACAGGATATTAGAGCAGGTGTTTACAAAGATGTAGACCTACCTTCTCCATCACAGCTTTCTTCTAGTGGTTTTGCAACTAAGATAGATAATATTTTGGGTATATCTCCATCATATGATAGTGACCCACAATATGTATTACTGGAGCAACACTGTTATCTTGAGTTAGAAGAAGAAGGTGTTGCTTGTCCATACATTGTAACTGTAGAGGAACAGTCAAGACAAGTTTTAAGTATTCGTAGAAACTACGAGCAGGATGACCCGAATAAAGAGAAGCGAAGCCATTTCGTTCACTATAGGTTTGTACCTGGTTTTGGATTCTATGGATTGGGCCTTATCCATTTCCTTGGTAATCTCACCATGTCGGCAACTGCTGCGATGCGCTCCCTCATAGACGCTGGACAGTTCGCCAATTTACCAGGCGGTTTTAAGGCAAAGGGAGTAAGGATGGTTGGTGATAATGAACCAATCGCTCCTGGCGAGTTCAAGGAGGTCGAAGCAACTGGTATTGATTTATCTAGGGCTATAGTTCCCCTGCCCTATAAAGAGCCTTCCTCAACGCTCTTCCAGATGCTTGGGTTTGTAACTGCTGCTGGTCAGAAGTTTGCAGACAGTACTGAGCAAGTTATCTCTGATGCTGCCTCCTATGGACCCGTTGGAACAACAATGGCATTGCTAGAAGCTTCAAGTAAGTTTTTCTCTGCAATTCATAAAAGATTACATAAGTCACAAAGGGATGAGTTTAGAATACTGGCGCAGATAGACCATGATTATTTACCTAATGAATATCCTTATGAAGTACCGTTTGAAGATAGAAATATATTTAAAGCTGACTTTGATGGACGAGTGGATATTGTACCTGTTTCTGACCCTAATATTCCTTCTAATGCCCATCGTATGATGTTGGCAAACATGGCTCTGCAAATGGCACAGCAGTCGCCACCAGGTATGTTTAACATTGAGGAACTTAACAGGACTATTCTCAATGCAGCCAACATGCCTAACCTAGAGCAAATATTGCCACCCAAGATTGAGCCACAACCGCTTGACCCTGTATCTGATATCATGGCTGTTACAAAAGGTTTACCTATTGCAGCTTTTCCTGCACAGAACCACGATGCTCATATACAAGTTAAGATGGCTTATTTACAAGACCCTGCCAATGGTGCTAATCCTATTATGGCTAGGATTAAACCTGTACTTGAATCTAATATACAAGAACATTCTGTACTGAAGTATCAAGAACAAATGAGTGGTGTTACAGAACAAATGATGCAACAAGTTCCAGCAGAACAACAAGGTCAACCTTCTGTTATTGAAATGGCTATGGCAGAGGCTGCACAAAAAGTTATGCAAGCCAATCAACAGCCACCACCTCCAACACCAGAACAACAGCTTGTTATGCTTGAGCAAGAGAAGGTTAAGTTACAACAACAGAAACTACAATCTGATACGGCTGTTACGGCTGCTGAACTTGAACTCAAGACAAAGAAACTTGAACTTGAAGAGAATGAACAAATATTGGATATGCTTGAGTCTGGTGCTACTGATAAGTTTAAACGTGAGAAAGCTGAAGCTGATAGAGAATCCAAGAAAGAAATTACTGCAATGAATAATCTTGCTAAGATTAAGATTGAAGAAATGAAAGATGATAAAGATGTAGAAGAAACAAAGCTAAATACATTGTCACGTTTAGCTGTTGAAGAAATGAAAAAAGGAGAAGACTAATGATGAAAAAAGGTAAGGGTTATCCAGAGCATGTAAAGGATACATCAAAAACTTTTGGTAATCCATTTAAAAAAGATGTTTGGGGTCCACGTAGCATGAGAAGCGCACTCAATGAGTGGGATGATTTTTCTTATGAAATGCCTAAACCTCTAAAAAGTACTAAGAGGGCTACCTCTTAATTCCAATGGATATTTGGGATGAAGTCGTGCAGGACTTCAATGGTGAAATTGAAAGATTAAAGACTTCACTAGGAGATGGTTCTGCTGAAGACTATGCACATTACAGACAAGTTGTAGGTTCAATACAAGGTTTGGAATGGGCAAGAAATAATTTAACAGATATTATTAAGAAAAGGATGTATAGCGAGGATTAAATGAGACAGGTGCAGATGGGTAATGCGTTGAAAAACGATGAGTGGATTGACGCCGATGATATAGAGTTAAAGAGTTTACCAGAATTGCCTGGTTTTCACGTTCTAATAAAACCAGTATCGGTAAAGAGTAAAACAAAAGGTGGTATATTTATACCAGATTCTACCAAGGATGATATTAGTTATCTTACAACAGTAGGTGAGGTAATTGGATTAGGAGAGTTAGCATATAAAGATGAAAACAAATTTCCTAATGGTGCTTGGTGTAATGTAGGAGACTATGTATGTTATGGTAAACATGCTGGTACAAAACTTTTTTATCAAGGTATTAGATTAATACTACTTTTTGATGACCAGATAATTATGAGGGTTGATGACCCTAAAGACCTTGACCCTACATTTAATTTAGGAAAAGGGTCAGATTAATTTGCAAAAGCATTAAAAATATGGTATAATAGTATAGCAATTAATTTTACGTAAATCGTTTGTTTCGTAAACAACGGAGAAAATAATGGAAAAAGATGACAGTTGGGGAACTGTAGAAATCCCAAACAATACTAATGAAGATAAAGTAGAATATGAAGTTGAAGAAGAGCAACAAGAATTAAAAGCAGAACCTGAAGTTAAAGAAAAGACTGAAGTTAAAGAAGAAACTGAAATCAAAGAACTTGAAGGAATAGAAACTTCAGGAGCGCAAAAAAGAATTAAGCAGCTTGTTAGACAACGTAAAGAACGTGAAGAACAAATTCAAGAACTTGTACGTCAGAATGAACAATTAAAATTAGCTGTAAATGTAAAAAATACTGAAGTAAATGAGATTAATAAAGTTAGTCTTAATGCTTCAGAAAAACAATTGGAAGATAAAATTCAATTAGCCAGAGCCGCATATCTTGATGCGTTTGAAGAAGGTGAAAAAGAAAAACTTCTTACAGCACAGGAAATGTTAAATGAAGCACAAAATGATTTAAAAGCTGTTACATCAGCAAAAATAAATTATGAAAAAAGAGTAGCGCAACAACAACAACGAAGACCAGTACAACAACAGCCAATTCCACAGCAATCAGTTACAGACCCTAAAGCAGAAGAGTGGGCTTCTAATAATGATTGGTTTGGTAAAGATAATGTTATGACTGCCGCTGCTCTTGCAATAGATGCAGAATTAAAAGAAGAAGGTTTTAGTCCAAATGATAATGAATTTTATCAAGAAATTGATAACAGAATCAAAAATGCTTTTCCACAAAAGTTTGGAGAAGCTCAAGAACGTGTGCAGGAAACTACGTCAAGTCCTGCTCAAGTGGTATCGGGGAGTTCTCGCTCCTCTCCGAGTTCTAAAAACAAAGTTAAGCTCACGCAAGAAGATATGAGATTAGCTGAGAAATGGAATATACCAATTGAAACGTATGCGGCCCAAAAGCTTAAAGTATCAAAAGCTGATGGTGAGTATACAGATGTTTATAAATAGTAGCGTGGGAGAACAAAATGAATACAACACGAAATGAAACACGTAGTGACAGTTTGAGAGAACAGAATTTAAGAGAAGAAGAATGGACCTTTGAGGAACCCGATGCCCTCACCATACCAGATGTGGTACAAGCACGTTTTGATAATGAAGGCATGGCCCTTCGTTGGATACGTATATCGTTAAAAGGTCAAGATGACATTGCTAATGTTGGTAAGAAACAACAAGCAGGTTGGGTCTTTGTAACTCCTGATGAAGTTCCTGAAATGGCTGTTACGTCCTTCGTGAGGGACGAAGGCCGATACCTTGGTACAGTCTGTCGTGGAGACTTAGCTTTGGCTAAAATGCCAGCAGGTAAGGTAAAGGCTAGGAGAAAGTTCTATGAGAATAAAGCGAATGACATGATGGATGCAGTTAATGCACAACTCATGAAAAACTCTGACTCTCGTATGCCTATCTCCAACACAAGTAAATCAGTAACAACAAGAGGAAGGCGACCTTCTTTTCAGAATTAGTCTTCTTCATAATTAAGGAGATGAAACAATGTCTACTACTAAAGCATTTCGTGGTTTCATTCCTGCTCGTAAAAAGGGTGGTGCCTATAATAATGAGGCTGTGACCGACATGATTACGTTGACTTCAACGGGTCAGGCTCAGTCACCCACCAATAACATTTTCACTGGCGACCCAGTGGTAATGCCAGGAGCTAACTTTGCAACTATTTCACCATATGTTGCAGGTACTCTTAAACCTTCTGGTGTTTTCATGGGATGTCAATATGTTGAAAATGGAGAGCAAAAGTTCGCACGTTATTGGAACGGTGGAACGAGTGCCACGGATATTAAATTCTTTGTAATAACTGACCCAAATCAGACCTATTACATTCAAGCGTCCTTGTCATTGTCGGCTGCAGAGTTGGCGATTGTCAAGAACTATAACGTAACCGTCAGTTCTACTGCTTCATCTGGTAGTACGGTAACTGGTCAATCCAGTTATTACCTAGATGGCGCAAGTGGTGCTGAATCCGAAAAGCAAGTACGAGTTGTTGGTAAAGCTAAGTATCCTGATGAAAAGGATTCCGATGCTTATCCAATCGTAGAAGTCTGGTTAAATATGCACCGTGACCGCTACGTGACAGCTACGGCTTCTTCGGCTTAATAAGGAGGGATAATCATGGCTATTAATAGAGCTAGTATTAGCAAAGAACTCCTTCCTGGTCTTAACGCCGTATTTGGAATGGAGTATGGAGAGGTGAACAATGAGCATGAGCCTCTCTTTGAAATTGAAAACTCAGACCGAGCTTTTGAAGAAGAAGTCCTCTTCACTGGTTTCGGTACTGCACCTACTAAAGGTGAAGGTGCTGCTGTTTCTTATGATGACGCACAGGAAAGCTACACAGCCCGTTATACGGCTGAGACTGTAGCTCTTGCCTTTGCTGTTACAGAAGAAGCAATGGAAGATAACCTGTATGATACGTTTGCTAAACTTCGTGCGAAAGGTCTTGCACGAGCAATGGCAAATACCAAACAGGTGAAAGCTGCAAACATCTACAACAATGGTTTCTCTGATACCATTGGTGACGGTGCTGCATTCTTCTCTGCGGCTCACCCAACTATTTCTGATGGTAATCAGTCAAACCTTTTGGCTGCGTCTGACCTATCAGAAGCAACTCTTGAAACTGCACTAACGTCTATTCAGAAAATCAAGGATGACCGTGGTATTCTGATTGGTGCCAGTGCTGTTTCTTTGCACATCCCTGTTGATTATTGGGCCGTTGCTGACAAAGTACTCAGCAGCCCTGGTAACACAGGAACCAGTGCAGCCGATGCCAACCCTAACACGAATGCTATCAATGCTGTTCGTCACATGGGTATGGTGCCTGAAGGCTACTTCATCAACCGTCGCTTCACTGATACTGATGCGTGGTTTGTTAAAACTGATGCACCGAATGGAACAAAAATGTTTGTTCGTTCTCCGCTTCAGACCAAGATGGAGCCTGACTTCGATACTGGAAACCTTCGTTTCAAAGCCCGTGAGCGTTATAGCTTCGGTGTCTCTGATTGGCGTGGGTGGTTCGGTTCCGCTGGCTAATGCAACTATAGTAGAGAGGGGTAGTATAATGCTACCTCTCTCATACTTATAAGGAGATATCATGACAACAAATATTAAAGTTGGAATTGCAACAGGTGATGCAGTTCTTACATATGTAGAAGACGATACAACTGTAGGAAGTAATGGTGCTGGTGATAGCCCACAGCCTACAACAACTCGTATCTTGGCTATACACGCATTGGCTACGGCTGCTGGTTCTTATTCAATTAAGGGACAAAAGCAGATTACCAATAAAACAGCAGAAGGTACTGCAATTAAATTTCAAGTAGCTGCCAATGAAGCAACTGACATTTATATGGGGGAACTTGGAGTTCCTGTCTATGGTGTTGTTAGTGTATCTGGTCCTACTGATGGATGTGTATTAACTGCATTCGTAGGCTAATCATGGCAACCTATGCAGATTTAAAATCAGCCATTATTAATACAACTGAAAATGATGGCACAGAATTTACTAATGAGATACCTAATTTCATTAGCAGGGCAGAAATACGCCTGACCAAAGACATTGATGATGCTGGTCTGGATGAGTATACTGCTATTACGCTTACGGCTGGTAATGCAGTTGTAAGTCTTGGAGATAGGGTACGTATAGTTCGTAATGTAAACTTTACAACCAGTGCCTCCAGTATTAAAACAAATCTGTTACAAAGAACAATCGAATATTGTAATGACTACTGGCCTGTGAGTGCTTCTACAGGTACACCTCGTTACTACGCACGTAAGAATAACACTTCTATATTTATTGTACCAACTCCTGCATCTACTGTAACAGGAGAAATACAAACAGCTTCACAACCTTTAGCTCTTGCTTCAGCTACAGGAACAAGCGTTACAACGCAAAACTATTTTAGCAACTACTGTTATGATGCTTTATTTTATGCTGCAATGATGGAAGCAACAATGTACATGAAGGATTGGAATACAATTGCTTCATGGCAACAACAATATGAAGCAGCAATAATTACACTTAGAAACCAAGCTAGAAGGACACGCCAAGATGATATGGCAGTTGCTGCATCACCTGCTGGTGGTCCTGATACATTACAAGTAGGGAGTCCATAATTATGTTAGGAATAGCAAGAGGCGTAGTTCGTAGAGCAGGTTCAGCTTTAAGAGGTAAAAGTAAAAGTGCTACACGTAAAGATGAAACTGGCAAAAATGTTCGCATGTCTAAAGATAGTGGTCCAGGTGTTATGCGGGAAATTACTTCAGGTAAAGGAGCAAAGATACAAAAAACACCTGCTGCTAGAAAATCAAGAAAAGCTGAAGGAAAAGCAGCAAGCGATTTAAAGCAACCAGCAAGAGGAAGTCTAGGACAAACCGCTGAAGATGCTGATAGTGGTTTAAAAGAATATCAAATGACAGCTAAAAAGGCAAATGATTTTGATAAAGCTTTAGCAAAAAAAGAAAAGGCTTTAAAAGAATATAAAGAAAAAGCTGATAATTTAAGAGGTAAAGAAAGAATTAAATATATAGATAAAAATAGAGTTCGTATTCAATCATTAAGAGATTCTATTGCTGATATGAAATCTAGGGGTGGTCCTGGTGGAAAATCAAAAAGAGTTTTTGCTAAAAAAGTAACTAAACCAAAAGCTAATACACAAAAATTAAAAACTTCTAAAAAAAATGTAAAGCCTAAAAAATTAACAACAGGTCAAAAAATAGGAATAGGAGCAGGAGCAGGAGCTACTGGTTTAGGAGGTATTAAGCTTTTAAGTGATAAAAAAGAAAAAAAGAATATGGGTGGCAAAGTAGTAAAGAAAAATATGGGTGGTAATTTAAAATCTGTAAATACTAAAAAGAATCCAGGTTTAGCAAAGCTTCCTACTCCAGTTCGTAATAAAATGGGATTTGCTAAAGGTGGTGGTAAAGTAGTAAAGAAAAATAAGGGTGGTAAAATAGAAAAAGAAAAAGAACTTAATAAACGTCTTAGAGCAATTGGTGTTGGAGGAAAAACAGGTACTATGCGTTCTGGTTTAAGAGCAGCAGGTAAATCTGCAGACAAAAGAGAATCTAAAGTTGATAGGCCAGGTCAAAAAAAGGCAGCTAAAGACGCACTTAAAATGACGTTTGCTCCAGCAGCTTCAATGCTTTTTGGAGATTATGAACCATTTAAATCTAAGAAAAAAAGAAAACCTTCTATGGAAGGAGATATGATAGACCTTAAAGGTGGTGGTAAAATAAAAGGCTACAAAAAAGGTGGACCCATTACTTATCGCATGACAGGTGGTCAGGTAGTCGATAATAGTTATGATTAATCGGTCTAGTGCTAGACAACAGATTATGAAGTCACCAAAGAAACGTAAACCAAAACTAGGGAGTGGAGCTAGATTCAAAGCTCTAACAACGAAATTAAAGAAACGTGGAGCAAAAAATCCTAAAGCTCTTGCTGCATATATAGGTCGTAAGAAATATGGTCCTAAGAAAATGGCAGCAATGGCAAAGAAAGGTAGAAAGAGGAAATCATAATGGATAAGAAAACTGTAGCAGTTGTAGAACAACCTACTAAAGTAGAAACAAAACCTGTACAAGAAGATAGTAGTCTTGGAATAGGTATAGTAATTATTGCAGCTATTTGTATAGGTGCATGGTTTATCTATAAAAAATGTATAAAGGAGAAATAAAATGGCTGGACCCCATACTCTTATTAAACGTCCTCATAACCTAGATGAGATTGTAGGCAGACCTACAGGACAAGGGTATGGGGCAGCACGAAAAGGACCAGATGTAAAAGGTCCACCCCAAGATGTTGTAGTTGATGAAAACTATGATGAAAGTAAGTCTTTTAAAGTAGAGGATTAATTATGGCATCATTTGCTACTAAACTTGTTTCTAAAGTAACTAAACCAAAAAGAGGGCGTCCTAAAAGACGTAGAGGACCAAAGCCAAAACCAGAGGTTGAAGCTAAGAAACCTGTTGCTCGTAAAAAGAAAGAGAAGGTTGTTCGTACAAAAGCTGAACAATCTGAACTTAATAAGTTAATAAGGCAACAGAAAAAGGATGAAGTAGCTGATACTAAAAATCCTCTGCCAAGACGTAGAGCTACAGGACCAGAAGATGCTGTACCTGTAGAACAAGGTCCATTGCTTTCCAAAGTTCAGCTTCCTGAAAAAATGTCTAAGGCTCAAGCTCGTAGACTTATTATGCAAGGTAAAGCTAAAGTAAGAACTGATAAAAATGGTAAAAAGAAATTAGTTCCTACAGGTGAGTATGCACCTTCAAGACAAGTTATAGCAGAAGAAATGGGTCTTGGTGGAAAAGGTAAACTACCTACTGAAGCAGAGCTTGATGCAATGGGTGGTTTTGAAATTAGAATGGGTGGTGGTAAAGTAAAACGTAATATGGGTGGACCTGTTCGTGGAGTGGGTGCAGCTAGACAAGGTTTTGGTAAAGCTAAATATTCTGATAAAATGTACTAATGGTTGATGAAGATTTTTTAAAACGATACAGAGAGTCTGTAGATTTAGGTGAAGATAATTATAGTTTAATAGATGAGAGTTGTGTTAAACCTATTAAAAAAGATTATACATATTGGGATGATTATTGGGAAGACCTTGTAAGATATTTAAAAGAAAAGTATAAGTATACATATGGCAGTCAAAAGAAAAAAAAGTAATATGAAGGGAATTACCATTGGTCGGGGCATGAAACGTCCTACCAAGGCTGGTGCTGGCATGACCAAGAAAGGTGTAGCCAAGTATCGTAGACAGAATCCTGGTTCTAAATTAAAGACTGCTGTTACTGAAAAGAAACCTACTGGTAAACGTGCAGCAAGACGTAAATCATATTGTGCTAGGTCTGCAGGGCAGATGAAAAAGTTTCCCAAGGCTGCTAAAAATCCTAACAGTAGATTAAGACAAGCTAGAAAAAGATGGAGGTGTTAAAATGCCAAAAGGTAAAGGTACATATGGTTCTAAAGTAGGAAGACCAAAAAAGAGGACAACTTCTAAACCTCTTACAATGAGACAAAAGCAAACTCTACAAAGACATGCTAAACACCATACTGCTAAACATATGGCTAGTATGAGAAAGGCTATGAGAAGTGGAAAAACTTTTGGTGCTGCTCATAAAGAGGCAATGAAGAAAGTAGGAAAATAATGGCAGTTGCCAAGAAGCGTGACCCAAAGAAATGGGCTGCTGCTAAAGCTAGAGCAAAGCGTAAGATGGGTGGTAAACACTCAGCAAGAGCTATGCAACTAGCAGTTAAATATTATAAAGATGCTGGTGGTACATACTCAGGTAAAAAGAAAAAAAGTAATAAACTTTCTAAATGGAGTAAGCAAAAATGGAGAACCAAGTCAGGGAAACCAAGCAGCAAGACAGGAGAACGGTATCTTCCAGAGAAAGCAATAAAGGCATTGTCATCAAAGGAATATGCAGCGACCACCAAAGCAAAGAGAAAAGGGACTGCTGCAGGGAAGCAGTTCGTGAAGCAGCCAAAAAGAATAGCTAAGAAAACAGCAAGGTATAGGAAATAATGGCAGTATCAGGCACATATAATTTTAATCTTGACATAGATGAGGTAATACAGGAAGCAATGGAAATGATTGGGGGAGAGCAAACCCTTGGTCATGAACCTGCTTCTGCTAGACGTTCTATAAATCTTATGTTAAAGGATTGGCAAAATAGAGGTGTTCTTCTCTGGAGTACTTCTGTTTCTTCTGTAACTGTTGCTGCAAGCACAACAGCCTATGATTTATCTTCTTCTACAGTAGATGCTCTTGAAGTTGTACTCAATAGAGATGATACAGACTTACAACTAGAACGTATATCTCCTGAAGAATATTTATTAATACCAAATAAAACACAAACAGGAAGACCTTCTCAATATTCAATACGTAGAGGAAGAGCTAATCCTGTTCTTTCTTTGTGGCCTATACCTGAAAATTCTACTGATGTTTTAAAGATAGAAGTTATTAGTGAACTACAAGACGTAGATAAGTCAGCAGGACAGAATGCTGATTTACCAAAAAGGTTTTTACCTTGTCTTACATGCGGTCTAGCATATCATATGTCAATGAAAAGACCTGGTGTAGAAGCTGGTAGAATAACAATGTTAAAAACAAACTATGAAGAAACACTTGCAAGAGCTATGCAGGAGGATAGAGAAAGAGCAACTATGAAGGTTGTTCCAAGATTAAGGTATGTTTAATGGCAAGTAATAAAAATGCATTAGCAATGTGTGATACATGTGGGTTTGTATATCCACATAGAGTAATGCGTTTAAATAGTTATCACATGATAACATGTCCAGATTGTTTTGAAGGACAGTATGACTTAGAAAATCACCCACAAAATAAAGTACCCGATGTACGAGATAACCCTGCTATACGTGACCCAAGACCTGATGATGGTGGTAGAGGTCTTACATGGCAACAAGCAACAACCAAATGGGAAGACACAGATAACTGGTGGAACACAATATGACAGAATTAACAGGAAAATTAATATCAAATAGTTATAAACAGCTACTAAAAGTTGGTGTAACTGCTAATACTGGCGTAAGTGCTGGTCTTCAAACTATTGAAACTGGAGATGGAACTGATAGTTCTTTCCAGCTTGCTACGGGCGCAGCTAAGTTTACAGGGACTCTTGCTGTAACAGGTAACGTATCTCTTGATGGTAATCTTCATGTCGATGATAAAGTATGTGCATCTGCATTCTATGGAGATGGTTCTAACATTACAGGTGTTACTGCTACGATTGCAGGTAATATATCAGTTAGTAATGCAACAGTAGGTGGTAATCTATATGTAAGTGGTACTACAACTATTGTAGGAGCTACTCATCTACAGGCTGCTGTATCAGTTGGTGGTGCTGCACAGTTTGGTTCTACAGTAACAGTATCAGGAGCAACACAACTTCAAAGCACTGTAACGGCTGTTGGTGCAGCTACATTTAAATCTACAGTTACAGTAGAAGCTGCTGCTATACTTAAAAATAATGTATCAGTAGGTGGTACTTTTGCTGCTGCTGGTGCAGGAACATTTACTTCCAAGACAGAGTTTAAAAATGATGTATCAGTAAGTGGAAGACTTGATGTAGCAACATCTGCTTGTGTTGGTGGTCTACTTAAAGCTGTAGGTAAAGCTACCTTTGAAGATGATGTATCGGTAAGTGGTAATATTATTATAGGTGGTAATGCGTGTATTGGTGGTAATGTAACAGCAGCTTACTATTATGGTGATGGTTCAAATTTAACTAATGTAGAGGCTTCTGTTGGTATTGTTGATAATGTATCTGTATCAGGATATATACATATAGGTGGTTTATTATCTGTTAGTGGAACATCTAACTTTGTAGGTAATAGCACATTTAAATCTAATGTATCTGTTAGTGGTAATACTAATATAGGTGGTACAGTTACAGTAGCTGGAGCCGTTAGTCTAGCATCTACTCTTAGTGTAGGTGGAGCAGCTAACTTTGCTTCTACAGTAACGGTAGTAGGTGCAGCAGCTTTAAAAAGTAATGTAACAGTAGGTGGTACATTAGATGTTACAGGTAATACATCTATAGGTGGTACAAGTAATATTACAGGTAAAGCAGAGTTTGAAGATGATGTATCAGTTTCTGGTGCATTAGTTGTAGGTGGAGCTACACAACTTAACTCTACAGTAACAATAGCTGGTTCAGCAATCTTTGAAGATAGTGTATCAGTAAGTGGTAATTTAGATGTAGCTGGTAATGTATCAATAGGTGGTACGTTCTTTGCTGGAGGTGGTATTACCTACGATGGTGATGTATCTGTATCAGGTGACTTAGCTGTAGGTGGTAATGTATCAATAGGTGGGACTCTAAGTGTAACAGGTGCAGTTAGCCTAGCATCTACATTGAGTGTAGGTGGAGTAGCAAACTTTGCTGATACTGTAACAATAGCTGGTGCTGTAAGTCTAGCATCAACATTGAGTGTAGGAGGTGCATCACACTTTGCATCTACGGTAACAGTTGCAGGTGCAGCAGTCTTTGAAGATGCAGTATCTGTAAGTGGGGCTGTCAATATAGCTGGTAATACATCAGTAGGTGGAACTTTCTTAGCAACAGGTAAAGCTGAATTTGAAGATGATGTGTCAGTCTCTGGAGCGTTAATAGTAGGTGGAACTACAACTATTGTGGGAGCCACACATTTACAAAGCACTGTATCAGTTGCAGGAGTAATGACTCTTAATAATAATCTTAGTATGCAAGATGGTGATAAAATTTTATTAGGTACAGACGATGACTTAGAAATTTATCATGATGGCAGTAATTCATATATAAAAGAAGATGGAACTGGTTCTCTTTTAATTTGGTCAACAGGTACAGAAGTTAAATTATTAGGAGGAGCTAGTGCTGAAACATTAGCTGATTTTAATATAGATGGTTCAGCAGATTTATATTATGATAATGCTTTAAAATTAGCTACTACTGCAGCAGGTGTTGATATTGGTGCATCTGGTGTAAACTCTACAATTAAAACAAATTCTGCAGGAACATCAAACCTTACATTAGGTGTCAATGCAGGTAACTCAATAGAATCAGGTGGTAACTATAACGTAGCTATTGGTGATGAGGCTGGTACGGCTATCACGACAGGCGATAACAATGTTTGTGTCGGTTATGCTGCTGGCGATGCAATTACTACTGCAATTAGTAATGTAGCTATTGGTGCTACTGCTTTAGGTGCAACGGTCACAGGTAATTATAACGTAGCAATGGGTCATCAAGCTGGTATGACTCAAAATGGAGCAGCGGCAAATACACTTATCGGTCATGCTGCTGGAGCGTATATCACGACAGGGGGTAATAATGTTTGTATTGGATATCTCGCTGGTGATGCTATAACAACTGGTACTACATCAGTTATTGTTGGTCAAAATGCTGGTAGTGCAATGACCACTGCTTCTGAAAACGTCATAATAGGAAATAACGCAGGAGCCGCACTTACTACAGGTGGACAGAATATTCTTATAGGAGATAACGCTGGTGCTGCTGGTGCTATTACAGGTATACGAAATGTCGCTGTAGGTGATAATGCTCTTCATAGTGTAGTGGCTGGGGGAGGTAATATTGCTATAGGATATGCTGCTGGTGATGCAATTACTTCAGCTAACAATAATGTTCTTGCTGGTGTCAATGCTGGAACTGCCATAACAACTGGACATAATAATACGGCGATAGGAGGTAATGCTTTAATATCTGAAGATGAATCATCAGCTATAACTGCCATAGGATATAACTGTGGTAATAACCATAATGGTGGAACTGCTAATACTATGGTGGGAGCTTATTGTGCTGATGCTGTAACAACAGGAACTGCTAACACTTATGTAGGAGATTCTTGTG